GCAACCCGGCACCTTCGCCTATTACGACGGCCCCGCGACCGTCCTGTGCCGCCAGGGTGCCGCCGCCTATCTCGGCCAGGACCGCCGCCGGCATCCCTGCTACTAGGATCGAACTGCTGGCTCTGTCGGGCCAAGTCTGATACGAGCCGGCGCAGGCGCTCGTAGCTCAGCTGGATAGAGCATCGGATTTCGATTCCGAGGGTCGGGAGTTCGAATCTCTCCGAGCGCGCCACTAGGCTGTTTCAGGGGATCTAAGGGAGTCTCCAAACTGCCCTTAGAGCTTGAGAAATAAGCGAAAAGCCGTCTCACATCGTATCAAGCGGACCCTTCTCATCTCAGATTTTTGTCGGTACATTTGACGGTACGCCAAACGAATTGCCATCCGGGATACCGTCATTGCCCCTCACCGACACTGCCCTTCGCCAAGTAAAGCCGCGCGAAAAGCCGTTCAAATTGAGTGATGGAGGCGGCCTGTATTTGCTCGTTAACCCGACCGGATCGAAGCTGTGGCGTATGGACTACCGCCACCTCAGCAAGCGGCGCACGCTGGCGGTTGGCACCTATCCTACGCTGTCACTTGCTGACGCCCGAAGCCGCCGTGAGGATGCGAAGAAGCATCTCGCTAATGGCCTCGATCCGGTCGAGCAGAAGCAGGTCGCCCGACTGGCCGCAAAGGCCGCGGCCGAGAATACCTTCACCCTCATAGCCGACGAATGGCTCGATAAAGTCGAGAGTGACGGACTGTCGAAACCGACGATGGACAAGAACCGCTGGTTGATCGGTCTGGCGAAGGAGTCCTTCGGTTCTAAGCCGTTCATGGGGCCCAACAAGATCACCGCGGCCGATGTTCTTGTGGCGCTTCGGAAACTCGAAAAACGCGGCCGACACGACTCTGCGATGACAATGAGGGCCACGATCGGGCGAGTGTTTCGTTATGCAATCGTAACGTCTAGGGCAGAGCGCGACGTCACGGTGGATCTGCGCGGCGCGCTGATCTCGCCGAAACGAACGCACCGTGCGGCGATCCTCGATCCTGACAAGTTAGGTGGCCTGTTGCGCGCGATTGATGGATACGACGGTCAGCGATCGACCGCGCTCGCGCTGGAACTGGCGCCGCATGTCTTCCTTCGGCCGAAGGAAATTCGGTTTGCGGAATGGAGCGAACTAAAGAAGCTCGACCACAATGATCCGCAGTGGCGTATTCCAGGCGAGCGAATGAAGATGAAGCGAGATCACATCATTCCGCTATCTTGGCAAGCGGTCGCGATACTTCGAAAACTTAGGGAGATCACGGGCGATGGTAGATACCTATTCCCCTCGGTACGCACGACCAAAAAGCCAATCAGCGAAAACACTCTAAACGCAGCGTTTCGGCGAATGGGCTACTCCAAGACGGAGGTTACCGCGCACGGCTTGCGTCGAACCGCATCTACCATGCTCAACGAAAAGCGTAGTTCTCAGGGCTTCGAATCCGACTGGATCGAACGTCAACTAGCCCATGTCGAGCAGAACGAAGTTCGAGGGGCCTACAATGCCGCGGAATGGATCGACGATCGCAGGAAGATGATGCAGTGGTGGTCCGATTATTTGGACAACCTGCGCGATGCAGCCGCCATTTCAAACGCGGATGACGTTGCCGAATTGCTGGGGTGACAGAACCCGGTCTTGCCGCGTAAGGCAACACAAAGGTGTGATTTCACTTCTGCTTTGCGCATTCAGCCGCAGCTCTCTGCACCGCGGCCTTTGCCGCTTCACATTTCGCTTTCCGCGCGTCCCTATCATTTTCGCACTTCGCTCTTTCGATATCGTACGCAGCTTTTTGTTGCACCTTGGCAGCCTCGCAGGCCGGATCGATGGCTCGAAAACACCCCCCAAGAGGATTTTTGAAAAGGCATCTGTTGCAATCCTTGTCGTCTTGAGCTCGCTCGCAATTCTGAATTGGAGTGCAATCGATTAGTTCGGCCATCGGGCATGGCTGGCCGTTAGCTGCTGTACCCCCAGCAGCTATGCCAAGTACAAAAATCAATGCTGCTACGGTTTTCATGGCGATTTCGCGCCCTTTCCGGAAGCGGCGACCCGTTTGCAATCTGCGAAAGCCGTATCTATTTTTTTAGTGTCCTCAGCCACTTTCGCCGCGTGCGTGTCGTAAATGTTCTTCGCCTCTTTCGACCATTGTGTGGTTAATGCAGTTGTCGACTGGGACGGGGCTTGGGCTGAAAGGACTTCTATTTGAGCATGTCGCATTCCAGCGGCAGCAGCGGCGGCCGCCGCAGATTCCGCTATTGCTTTGGTTCCTTTGTCATGTTCAATCTGACATTGAAGGTCATCTAGCGCCGCTCGCGTTGCAAAATGTGAAATTGTCCACGCGATACCGGCCGAAACGGCCACGAACGCTCCAACAAGCAGAGTCGCAATTTCCTTGTAAGGCTTCACCCATTCAACGAATCTGGACAATTGCTGCCCGAGGCTTGCAGGGCGCTCGGCCGCGGGTTCTTTCGGTAATGGGTTAGGGTCATCAGGCACTGATCAATCTCCAGTTGCCTGCGGCCATAATCCGCCATATCGCTCGAACTTTCAAGCGGAGGTTAGTTGGCAAAATAACCCCGGCAGCGGAGGGCCCACTGCCGGGGGTGCGTGCCGAGAGGATACCGGCCACAAGTCTAGGGAGGAAACGCCCAAGGAGGGCAACGATAGCGCAAGGCGCCACCGCACGGTCGTCTTTTTGCACACGACGGGTTGAATGTCAACTACAAGGTGATAGTGTCATGTCGTCTCAGGATGACCCATATGACCGACACCATCACCTTTCTCCGTGTTCCCGAAGTATTACGACGCACCGGCATGTCTCGGCCGACCCTCTATCGCCGGATATCGGAGGGCAAGTTCCCCGAACCGAAGAAGGACGGCGGCCTAGCGCTCTGGCCCGAGCTCGACGTCACCAACTACCAGCGCAAAATCATGGGCCTCGGTCCGCTGACCCAGGATGTCGCGGACCTGCTCGGATGAACTTCCTGCGTACCACTCCGCGCCCCCGCACCGCGGACGACGTCGACGATTTGCTCGGCACCGCTGAGCCCGTCTATCCGCCCGAAATCTTCAACATGGATCTGCGCAACGTCAGCCGCGGCGTCTCGATCACATGGTTGATGCAGGCGTTCGAGATGGATCGCAACACGGTGAAGAAGCGACTTGCCGATTGCCCGCCGATCAAGATGGGCGCGGGCCAACAGCCGCTATTCAAGCTGTCGCAAGCGGCCGCCTATCTCGTGAAGCCGCGCTTCGACACCAAGACCTACATCAAAAATATGAACATAAACGATCTCCCGCCCTTCCTGCGCAAGGAAGTCTGGGAAGCCCGATTGAAGGAGCAGCGCTGGAAAGAAAAGGCCGGTGACCTTTGGCACACCGCAGATGTCACCGAGACGTTCGCCGAAGTTTTCAAGCTCATCAAAAATCAGATGCAGCTATGGGTCGACAACCTGGCGCGTGTAGAGGCGCTGACCGATGCTCAGAACAGACACTTTATCGGCGCTGTCGATCAGTTGCAGCAAGACCTTCATCACGAACTGATCGAACTGCCGAAGCAACGGAAGACAACCTCGCAGCTTGCGGACGTAGAAGACGACGACTGACTTCATATGCCCGACTTTCTCGAACAGATCATCGTCGACACCGCCGAGATGGTTCGGCCGCCCGAACGGCTGACCGTTTCGCAGGCCGCCGAGAAATACCGGATGCTCAACAATCCGGGGAGCTATGTTGGTCCGTGGGACAACTCGATCGCACCCTACATGGTCGAGCCGATGGACGAACTCACGTCGCTCGATTACACCGGCCTCGTATTCGTCGGTCCCGCGCGCTGCGGCAAGTCTGATATCTATTTCAATTGGCTCGGGCACACCGCTATCTGCGATCCTGCCGATATGATGGTCGTGCACATGACGCAGAACACCGCGCGCGACTGGTCGAAGGGCGATCTGCAAAAGGTCTTCCGGCATTCCCCCGCGATCGGGGCGAAGGTTACCCCGGGCCGGCAAAGCCTCAACACGCACGACATCACATTCCAATCCGGCATGCGGCTGCTCGTGAAGTGGCCGACGATCACTGAACTGTCCGGCAAAACGATCCCTCGCCTGTTCCTGATGGACTACGATCGAATGCCGCTCGACGTGGACAAGGAAGGCACGCCGTTCGATCTCGCCCGCAAGCGAACGACGACCTTCCAGCGCTACGGCATGACGGTGGCCGAGAGCTCGCCCGGCTGGCAGGTCGAGAACGTGAAATGGATGGCGACGAGTCCCCACGAAGCGCCGCCGACACCTGGCATTCTCGCGCTCTATAACCGCGGCGATCGGCGCCGCTGGTACTGGCGCTGCATCAATTGCAAAGAGCCGTTCGAGCCGACATTCCAGTGTCTCAATTACCCCGATAGCACAGACAAGATGGAGGCCGCCGAGATGGCGACACTCCGCTGTCCGCATTGCTCATTCGATATCGAGCACGAGCTGAAGCGGGAAATGAACCACAACGGAAAGTGGATCAAGGACCGCATGAAATGGCTTCCGGACGGGTCGGTGGTCGGCAATCCGATCCGGTCGAGCATCGCGTCATTCTGGCTGAAGGGTGCCGCCGCGGCGTTCGCCGACTGGAAGTTGCTCGTGCACAACTATCTCAGCGCCTACGAGGAATTCGAGAAAACCGGCAGCGAAGAGTCGCTAAAGACGACCGTCAACACTGACCAGGGCGAGCCGTACATTCCGCAGAGCGCGGAGGGCGAACGTCTTCCGGAAGACCTCAAGACCCGCGCCTACGATCTTGGCGAGCGCGTCGTCCCCGAAGGCGTGCGATTCCTCATCGCCTCGATCGACGTGCAGAAAAACCGCTTCGTGGTGCAGATCCACGGCATCGGCGAGCACGGCGATATCTGGATCATTGATCGTTATGACGTTCGCAAGTCGGAGCGCGTGGACGGCGATGGTGAGCGCTATTGGATCAGCCCGGGGTCGTACGAAGAAGATTGGCGGCTGCTCGTCGACGCGGTGATCTTGAAGACCTATCCACTTTCGGACAACAGCGGCCGACAGATGCAAATCAAGGCGGTCGCCTGCGACTCCGGCGGTAAGGAGGGCGTCACCGCCAACGCGTACAAATTCTACAGGTGGTTGCGAGACCACTGCCCCGGTAATCTGCATCGCCGCTTTCAGTTGGTGAAGGGCTCGCCCTTGAAGACGGCGCCGCGAGTGCAGATCACCTATCCCGACGCGGAGCGCAAGGATCGTCGCGCTGCCGCCATGGGAGAGATCCCCATTCTGATCATCAATTCCAACCAGGTGAAGGACCAGGTCAACAAGCTGCTCGATCGCGAGGCGCCGGGCGGTGGGCGAATCAGTTTCCCCGAATGGCTGCCGGATTGGTTCTATACCGAGCTCACCGTCGAGGTCCGGACAACAAAAGGGTGGGACAATCCGAAGAAGCAACGCAACGAGTCCTGGGACTTGCTCTGCTACTGCGTGGCCTTGAGCCTGTCGCCCAGACACGTAAATATCGAGCGAATTGATTGGGCGAGCCCCCCGTCCTGGGCGGCCGAGTGGGACAAAAATGACTTGATACTTGCCGCGGGGGCGGAACAACGATTTGAATCTCAACCAAAGAGTGATATGGGGTTGGAGCGACTCGGCGCAGAATTGGCGTGATCAAACCCCATGGCGACTATTTCGGAGCTGCTAACGGACGCGAAGAACGCCTATCACTCCCTTTTGACGGGCAAGCAGGCGGTGGAGTTTCGCGACTCCAATGGTGAGACGGTTCGATACAACACCGCGAATATTTCGAAGCTGGCCGCCTATATCGCGGACCTCGAACGTCAATCGAACCCTAGTCCGCGCACTTCGGGCCCGATGGGCATCATCTTCTAATGCGAGCCGATCATGAAATCGACGCGCTGCTTGGGAATGCCCTCCCCGCAGTGGTCGCGCCTTCAACGGGCAAGGCGGTGGCATTGGTCGGCGGTCCGTATGATGGCGCCGACCGGTACGATCGCGAGTTGATGACGTGGAATCCGTCGTTCGGCTCCGCTGACCAGGACATTCTTCCCGACAAGCCAATCATCGACGCGCGAGTGCGCGACCGACTTCGCAACGATGCCTATGTGCAAAGCGGCGAAGCGATGCACAAGGACAACATCGTCGGCTCGATGTTCCTGCTCAATGCCAAGCCGGCCTTCGATGTGCTCGGTCTCGACGAGACCTGGGCCGAGGAATTTCAAACCGAGGTCGAGAGCAAGTTCACTCTCTGGGCCGAGAGCGAGAATAACTGGCCCGACGCGGCTCGAGTCAATACCCTGACGTCGCTGACGCGGCTCGCGGTGGGCGTCTATACGGCGGCCGGCGAAGTCCTGGCATCGGTGGAATGGGTTCGTGATCCGGCGGTTCCGTTCAGCACTGCGATCCAGATGATCGACGTGGATCGTCTCTCGAACCCGATGGGCGCTATCCCCTCCCCGACGCTTCGCGGCGGCGTTCCGCGAAACAGGATGGGCGCGCCGCTCGGCTATCACATCCGAATGGCCCACCCGTCGGACTTCTCGAACCCCGACAGCTATCAGTGGAAATACGTGCCGATCCGCAAGCCCTGGGGCCGGCTGCAAATGATCCACATCGTCGAGCAGACCCGGCCGGATCAAACCCGCGGCGTGGCCGATATGGTCGCCGCGCTGAAGGAACTGAAGATCACCAAGACGTTTCGCGACATCGTGTTGCAGAACGCGGTGGTGCAAGCGACCTATGCCGCTTCGATCGAGAGCGACCTTCCCTCCGAGGCGGTGTTCTCGTCGCTCGGCGGCGGCAATATCGGCGACGGCATCACCGGCTGGGCGACGAATTATCTGAACGCCGTCAACACATACGCGGGCGGCGCGAAGAACATGAAGATCGACGGGGTGAAAATCCCGCATCTCTTCCCGGGCACGAAGCTTCAGCTTCGCCCCGCCGGCCAGGGGGGCCCGCTCGGCACCGAGTTCGAGCAATCGCTGTTGCGCTACATCGCAGCGAACCTGGGCGTCAGCTACGAGCAACTGTCTCGCGATTACAGCCAGTCGAACTATTCGTCGATCCGCGCTGCGATGACAGAGACGTGGAAGTTCATGCAGTCGCGCAAGCGCATGGTCGCCGATCGCTTCGCTTCGAACATCTATCGGCTCTGGCTGGAAGAAGCGATCAACAAGGGCGAGATCACCACCGTCGGCAAAAAGGGACCCTCGTTTTACGAAGGTCTCAACGCCGACGCATACAGCAAGTGCGAATGGATCGGCGCAAGCCGCGGGCAAATCGACGAGTTGAAGGAAACTCAGGCCGCCGTTCTGCGCCTCGACAACGGGCTCTCGACCTTGGAAGACGAGCACGGCCGCATGGGCAAGGACTGGCGCGCGGTCATTCGCCAGCGCAAGCGCGAGAGGACGATGCTCGAAGAAGCCGGCCTGTACGTCGAGCCCGACACGCAGAATACCAAGAACGCCTTAAAGCCTTCGACAGAGGCTGACAATCCCGATCAGAAGCCAGCGAAGAAAAAGCAAAATGCTTAATCCCTTGATCGCGCGCTTTAGCGGACTGCCGGCTTTCGTCAATGGCGGGTCGAGCGTTCTATTCGAAAGTTGCCTTCAGCAGATCGTTGCGCACGAGCGCGCGTTCGAGATGCTGAACGAGGGCATGCAGACGGATGACGGCTTCTGGCCGGCGGCCGATGATTGGCGTGCGCAATTCCGCCCCTACAATGTGCGCGACGGCGTCCTGCATATTCCGGTCAAGGGCGTCCTCCTTCACGACTTTGGTTTCGCGCTGGGGAATTGGGCCACCGGCTATCAATACATCTGGCGTGCGTTTCAACGCGGCATGGCTGACGAGGGCGTGAAGGGTATCGCCTTCATTTGCAACACGCCTGGCGGCATGGTCGCCGGCTGCTTCGACGCGGCCGACAAGATGTTTGCTATGCGTGGTCAGAAGCCGATCCGGGCCTTCGCGCAAGAGAGCGCTTATTCCGCAGGGTATGCGATCGCCTCGGTGGCCGATCATATCAACGTCTCGGCGACTGGCGGTGTCGGTTCGATTGGCGTGGTCACGATGCACGTTGATTTCAGCGAAGCACTCGATCAGGCCGGCATCAAGATCACCTTTGTTCAGCACGGCAAACACAAGACCGACGGCAATCCCTACGAGAAATTGGGGAAGGACGCCAAGGCTCGCATCCAAGCGCGGATCGACGAGCTCGGAGAGATTTTCGTGGCCAAGATGGCGCGAAATAGGGCGATGGATGCAGAGACAATTCGAGGTTTCGAAGCTCTCTGTTTCACCGCTTCAGAAGCAACGTCGAACGGGCTGGCCGATTCCATCGGCTCTCTCGACGACGCCGTGGCCGCATTCGCGGCCGATTGTTCCCACGATGGAGACGATGAAATGAACGACAAAGCCACGGGGGTCGATCAGGCCACCCATGACGCCGCTGTTACTGCTGCTCGCACCGCGGGCCACGCCGACGGTTTGAAGGAAGGCACCGCAGCCGGTGCAAAGGCCGCGACCGATCGCATCACCGCGATCCTCGCGCTCGACGAGTCCAAGACTCGTCAGGCCTCCGCTCTCAAGCTCGCGTTGACAACCGACCTGACAGTTGATCAGGCGAAGGGCTTGCTGAGCACGCTACCGGAGGACAAGGCCGCTGCACCGGCCGCGACCGTCAAGACCGAGACGCCGTTCGAGCAGGCGATGAACAAGTCGGAAAATCCGAACCTGGGCGCTCCGGGTAAGGAGGAAACGACCGCCGAAGATCAGTCGGCGGCGATCCTGGGCGACTACGCCAAGGCAACCGGCTTCAAGAAGAGTGCCGCGTAATCAGCAACCCCGTCGGCGGTAAGTCCCGCCGGCACTGACCTCAACATCCCAAATCGGGAGACTACCAAATGGCTAACGTGAATATCCCCTACGGTCAGGCTGGCGTTGCTGCTTTCGAGCAGGGCGACACTTTCAGCCAGGCTGAACTCTTCAACTCTGCGATCCCGCAGCCGGTTACGGAAGACTTCGAAGTGGCCGCGAGCACCACTCTCGTCGATCGCGCCGTGGTCGGCCTTGATGCAACCGGCAAGCTCGTGATGGCGAAGACCAGCAGCACCGCTGTTGTTCCGATCGGTGTTGTGCCGGATGGCGGCGGCATCGTGACGGACGCCTCGAACCCGAAGCGCATTCCGATCTACCGCGCGGGCAACTTCAATCCGGTCGCCCTGATCTATCACGCGGATTACGACACCCTCGCGAAGAAGTGCGCGGCGTTCCGCAACTCGCCGACTCCCACCAACATCGTCGTTCGTCCGCGGCTGTAACCCAGCCTCGCCAGCGATCGACCATCCCGCACTCTCATTGAAAGCTACGCATCATGCCGTTCACCAACTACCAGCTCTGGAATACCCACACCCTGCTTGGGGTGTATCGCGAGCTCGACGCTCCCGCGAGTTACTGGCTCGCTCAGTTCTTCCCGAACGAAATCTCGTCGACCGACGAGTATATCGATTTCGAGAAGATCCCGCGCGCCGGCCGCAAGCTCGCTCCGTTCGTCATTCCGATGGCGCAGGGTCGTCCGATCTACGAGGAAGGCAGCCGTGTTGCTCGCTTCAAGCCCGCCTACCTGAAGCCCAGCGATCCCGTCTCCCCGAACCGCATCTTCACCCGTCGCCCGGGTTCGATCCTCGCGCCCGGCTCCGAGTCGCCGGCCGCGCGCTACAACGCCATCAAGGCCGACATCCTGGCCTATCATCGGGTGGCGATCGAACGCCGCTGGGAATGGCTGGCCGCCAAGGCGGTCATTGACGGCAAGGTGCTGATCGAGGGCGACGACTACCCGTCGGTGCTGGTCGACTTCGGCCGTGCCCCTGGTCACACGATTGTCCTCGGTGCTGGCGCGCGCTGGGGAGATGCCGGCGTTTCTATCCTCGGCAACATCCAGTCGTGGATGGATCTGATGCACATGGCCGATTTCGGCGGTACCCCGACGAAGTTGACGATCGGCACTGCAGTCTGGGCGGTCATGCGCAAGGACCCCGAGATCATCGCCGAGATGGACAAGAACCGCCGCGGCAATGAGGAACTGACGATCAAGACTGGCCTCTTGCCGACGGGCGAAACTCGCTACGTCGGCACCCTGGGCGCCGGCTTGGACGTGTTTGTCTACAACGACTACTTCACGGTCAACGGGTCCGTCACTCCGTTCATGTCCTCGAAAGACATCGTCCTCACGGGTCCGAACATTCAGGGCTTCCGTTGCTTCGGCGCCATCGTGGACGTCAATGCGCAGTTCCAAGCGCTGCCGGTCTTCCCGCGCAACTACATCCCGCCGGGCGATGTTGCGGTCGAGCAGATCGTCACGCAGTCCTCGCCGCTGATGGTGCCGGTCAATCCGAACGCCACCCTGAAGGCGACCGTCCTGGCTTGATGTCGAAACACTGACACCGGGCGCTCAACGTCCGGTGTTTGGACTACCCCGCGTTCCACTCCATGAAAGCAGAAAGAAAGCCCGATGCCCAAAGCACTTGCTATCCATACCGTTCACGTCGGCCGCGAGCCCGGCAAAGTCAGCGAGCTCACCGGCAAGGTCACCCAGGCGGCCCTGGTGGACGAGTACAAGCCCACCGACATCATCACCGAACTTCCCCAGAAGCAGTTCGACGAGCTCAAGGCGCTCGGTGCGGTCCGCGAACCCACTGCTGTCGACGAGGCGGCAGCCGCGGCTCGTGGCTACGTCGATCCCGCTGTGGTTCGCGCGGCCAACGCGGCGGACGCTGCGTCCTCATCTTCGCCCTCCCTCGCTGCCAAGACCGCTGGCGACAGCAAGACCGCGGGTGACGGCAAGGCCGCTGGCGACAATCTGCTCGGCTGACGATGGAATCGCTTCGCACATTGAAGCGACGAGCTCGCCGGGACCTGCATAACGCTATGCTGGTCCCGGCACTTTATCTATTGGGCGACACGCCTTGGACGACGCAAAAGCTTATCCATGTGCGGCTGCACACGAAGTTTGACGCCGTCGGCGATCTGCAAGGCACGAACTTCAATTACGCGACGCGGCAAGAAGTCACCCCCAAGATCATCTTTGACCTGACCGAGATAGACCCCGTAAACGGCGCGATCATCTCGATTGAGGCCGGCGAAGCATATCGGGTCGACAACGTTCAACCTCCCGATGACCAATTCGCTACGGCCGAGGTGATCCGGCTTTCGGAAAACCAGGCAGAGGGATTGCCGCTTCCGGAGATCGACTGATGGCCGGCCTGTACGCTTTCGCCGTGGAGGGCTTGAGCTCACTTACCTCGCTCGACCAAATCCCCGTAAAGATTGAGCAGGCTGCGCGCCGTGCCGTCAACGCTGCGACCGATCGAGCACGCGCAGCAGCCGTTCGCGGCGTGCGCCAGGTCAATTTCCCAGCTTCATATTTTGCCGGCGACGAGTCCCGTCTGCGCGTGACAAAGCGCCCGTCAGCCGGCGACTTGGAAGGCATCGTTACCGGCCGTCATCGCGCAACCTCGTTGGCGCGCTTCGTGACTTCCGGATCTGTCGGCTCCAAATCCGGCGTGACTGTTGAAGTGAAAAGCGGTTCGGCGCGCTTCATGCGTCGCGCATTCCTGATCAGGCTGCGCGCCGGAAACGCGAACCTCGATACCAAGTCCAACCTCGGGCTCGCGATCCGCCTCAAGGCCGGCGAAAGCCTTTCGAACAAGCGTAATCTGATCAGGATGAGCAACGGCCTATATCTGCTCTATGGCCCGTCGGTCGATCAGGTGTTTCGAACGGTCGCGGCCGACATCAGCCCTGAGATCGGTGACTTTCTGGAAGCCGAATTCACCCGCTTATTGGATCTCGACCTATGAGTAAAATCTACCCGTTCCGACTTCGCGTGCTGCAAGGCCTGACGAAGTGCATTGAAGCGATCCGCGTTGACCAGGGCTATTCGAGCAACCTGACCGGCGCCGTGTTTCGGGGGCGCATTACGTTCGGTGACAAAGACCCCTTGCCGATGGTCTCGATCCTCGAACCTCCCATCCCGAACGACGCGGCTGATTCGCCGCGCGGATCGTCAACGAACACGTTCGACTGGCTCATGGTTATCCAAGGCTTTGTCGAGGACGACTCGAAGAACCCGACCGACCCTGCCCAATTCCTCCTGGCCGACGTCCGAATGGCGCTCGCCAAGGAACGTCAAAAGGGCCTGCGGGACAATAACATCTTCGGCATGAAGGGTCAGGTCGACGACATCGTAATCGGGATTGGCGTCGTCCGCCCATCCGATGAAATTTCAGCCAAGGCCTACTTCTGGCTGAACCTCACCGTCAAAATCGTTGAGGACATGGCCGCGCCTTACGTGTAAACAGAGTATCACCCGTCCGTTGATTTATCACCCCGGAGAAGACCATCATGCCTGCTTCAATTCAAAAGAACTACACCCTCGGACGCGGCAAGCTGTATTTTGCCAAGTTCCTGCCTGGCACTCAGAACATCAATGGCGAACGCTACATCGGCAACACGCCTGCGTTGGGTCTCAAGTTCGATGCGACGATGCTCGATCACTTCGACTCCGACGTCGGTATCAAGGAGAAGGACAACTCGATCACCTTGCAAGTGAACCGCGAGGGTTCGTTCACCACCGATAACGTTTCGCCTGAAAATCTCGGCATGCTGTTCTTCGGTTCGAACGACGTGCTCACTGTGACGGGAGCTAGCGTCACTGGCGAGACGTTCGCCGCTGTCAAGACCGGCTCTGCGTATCAGCTTGGTGTAACCGCACTCAATCCTGCCGGCGCGCGCGGCATCGTCTATCCCGGTGCAGGTGGCACGCAGTTCAAGATCACCGACGATGCCGGCAGCCCGGCGACCTTCAGCCCGGTCACCGACTACAAGTTCGACCCGGCAACCGGTCGTTTCGAAATCCTTGAAGGCGGCGCGATCGTGGATGGGGTCACCAACTTGAAGGTGAACTACACCACCGAGACCAAGAAGCAGCAGCGCGTCATTTCGGGTTCGGCGCCGGTCGAAGGTCTCATGCGCTTCATCTCAGCCAACCCGGCCGGTCTCGACATGGACTATCTCATGCCGTGGGTGAAGCTGACTCCGGATGGCGACTTCACGCTGAAGAGCGACGAGTGGCAGCAGTTGAAGTTCAAGGTCGAAGTGCTGAAACGCATCGGCTACGAGGCGCTGTACGTCAATGGTCGCCCCGCGACCTGATCGTAGCATTCTCGCACTCTTGTAAAGGGACCTAGCGTCAATGGCTCTCAAGTACAGTTTTTCGACACGAACCGTTGACACCCCCGGGGGGCAAATCGTCCTCCGGGGTCTCAACGTCGATGACATCGGTGCGATCGTTGGTCGCCATAGGGACGACCTCAACGCGCTGTTCAATTCGATCCAAGGTGGGGCGGTAGCCTTCTCGATTGACGATTTCGACGCCGTAGCAGCGTCTCTGTTGAAGATGGTCCCGCGCGCAGCCGCGGACATCATCGCCTATTCGGCCTTCGATCCCGCAAAGGACGACCCGGCGACGTTGGACGAAGATGCGAAGACCGCGGCACGGATCGAGGCGCCGGTTCAATTGGCGCTGTTGGAGAAGATCGGCGAGCTCACCTTCGCAATGGAGGGCGGCTTAAAAAAAGCCTTGGAGATCGTCGTCCGGATGATGCAGGGCACGACGGCCCTGGTGGCGGAAATGCAAGGCCAGCCACGCTGAGCGATTGGGTATGGGGGCTGCGGCGAACCGTCAGCCTCCTTCTCGATCACGGTCATCCCGACGCTCAGAGTTATCCGATCGGAATGCTTTGGGACGAGTCACTGTTAGTTATCGAGCGGCTGAACCGCATCGAAGTTTCGAGAGTGATGTTGTTCCAGGCGGCGGTCTCAGCCTTCTTCTCTAAAAACGCAGCCGAAGAATATCAAAAACTCGTCAGTAAATTGATGGAGGACTGACGTGGCGATCAAAGATGTCGAACTCGTAATTCGCGCAAAAGCCGAAGCCGCGAAAGCAGTTCAATCCGTCACCGAAGCCCTCAAAGACCTGACCGCTGTTCAGGATCAAGTCGGCACCAGCGCTTCCCGAACAGACGGTCTGCTCGGGAAGCTCGCTACTGAATTCGGTAACCTCAACAAACAGATTTCAGGTCTCGGTGCGCTCAACACCGTGGCCGATAAGATGGATAAAGCCGCGAACGCTATCTCGCGGCTCGAACAGAACGCGGCGAAGGCGGCATCTGACGCTGCGAAGCTGAGCGCCGAATACGACAAGGCGACAACTGCGGTTGCCGGCCTGGCCGCGCGATCTCAAGAGTCGGTGAGCGCCTTCAACGCGCAAAAGCAAGCCGTCGCTGGCGCCAAGTCCGAACATGCCCTTCTCAATGCGCAGGTTCGCGACGCCGAGTCCAACTACGCACGACTGTATCGAGCGGTTCAAGCTGCGAAGGCGCCGAGTGATGCGTTGAAGCAGTCACTCCGCGAACAGCGCGACGCGTTGATGTCGCTCTACAGTCAGCAGCAGTCGTCCTCCGCAAACGTCGCAGCCCAACAGGCCGCGCTCACGGCCGCGCGCAACACCGCTCGTGAGAACCGTGAAGCCACAAACGCCGCGATAGCGAACCAGGCCGTGTTGCAGGCTGCAACGGATCGCGCCGCCCAATCCGCCGCTCGTGAAGCCTCGGCGCTCGCGACCGCCCGCGCCGCCATGGCCGAAATGTCCGGCGTTGCCAACGCAGCGGCAACCGCTCTCGGCGGCGTGGCTGTGAGCCAGGACCAGATCGCCGCGGCTGCCGCCCGTGCGGCAAACGATTTGAAGAACGTTTCGGCCGCCCTCGATCGACAGCGCGGCTCCGCGGCTGCGCCCTCCACTGTCACCGGCCCCGCAGCGACAGCGACCGCCGCCTACCGGGCGCAGGTACAAGCGGTTCAGGACGCTAAGGCCGCCTATCAGGCTGCAAGCGCTGAGGCGACCCGCCTGGGCGCGGCCCTGCGGACAACGAGCCAGCCAACCCGCGAGCTCCAAACCTCGTTCCTACTGTCTCAGGAGGCCTCGCGAGCCGCTAGGCAGGCCTATTTCGATCAGGCCGTCGCCCTCAATCAGTTGCGGGGACAGTCGCAAGGGTCCTTTCTGGCCTTCAGCCAGGCTGCGAGCCAAATGGCGACGTCGACAGTGGCCGTGCGCTCCGCGGCGGTCGCCGGCACGGAATCCCTGCGCTCGATCGCCAGCGCGGCTACTCAGGCCGGCGCGGCTGCTGGATCTGCAACTGCCGGCACATTCTCGCTACGCGACGCCTGGGCCTCCCTGACCGGCGGCGGACGCGAGTCTCTCTCGATATTCCAACGCATTCGCGGCGAGCTCTTGTCGCTTGCCGTGGGCTATCTTGGCGTTCAGGCAGCGATCAGCCGGCTCGGCGACGTGGTGACGACCTTCCGGACGCTGGAAGCGGCACAGAACCGCCTCAGCGCGGTATTCCAGCAAGACAAGGGCAAGACTGCTACCGAGCTCGAATTCCTGGCGCGCACCGCCAATCGGCTCGGCTTCAGCTTCGGCACCCTGGCCGACGAGTACGGCAAGTTCTCGGTAGCCGCCAGTACCGCAAACTTCACGATCGGAGAAACTAGGAAGGTATTCCTCGCGGTAGCCGAAGCCGCTCGAGTCAACAAGCTTTCGACCTCTGAGACGGAAGGCGTGTTCCTGGCGCTGAGCCAGATGCTCTCGAAGGGCAAAATCCAGTCGGAAGAATTGCGGCGCCAACTCGGCAACCGTCTGACCGGTGCTTTCCAAATCATGGCCGATGCACTCGGCATGACGTCTGCCCAACTCGATAAGGCGATGCAGAAGGGCGAAGTTCTCGCCAACCAAAGCACACTGCTGAAGTTCGCCGACGAGCTCAATAAGCGTTTCGGCGCACAGCTTCCGGAAGCGCTGACCTCACTTACGACCGAACTCGGCCGGTTCGAGAGCACACAGTTCATGGCCCGGCTGCTTGTCGCCACCGGGGGGTTCACAGACGCCCTGAAGTCGGCGCTGAAAACGCTGAACGATCTGGCTGCCCAAAAGAGCACGCAAGACTTCTTCCTCGGCCTCGGCGCAGCGATGGGTCGCGTCGTCGAAGGCGGCGTGGTTCTGATCACCAACTTCAAATCGATCGTGAGCGCGATCGAAGTGCTGATTGCAGTGAAGATCGGAGCCACGTTTGCAGCGTGGGCGTCGCAGGCAGGCTTATTTGCTTCCGCGATGACTGCGATGCGCTCCGCCGCTATTGCAGCCGCCGTGTCGATCGAGTTGATCGGTCCCGCTGCGACGGCGGGCACTATCGCAATGGGCGTTCTGCAAGGCGCCGCAGCTACGCTTCGTGCCGGCATGCTTGCGCTGTGGACCGCGATCGGAGGTCCGGTCGGCATCATCGCAGCCGCAACCGTGTTCTTCGGTGGCAATCTTCTGTTCAAGTGGTTGACGAGCGTCGACTCCGCAACGTCGGCCATGAGCGAGCACAAGCGCATCGTCGGTGAAGTCGCGGCAGCCTACGAGGCCGCTAGCGATAAGACCGACGCCTGGTCGAAGCGGGTAAAGAACGCCTCGTCGGTGGACATTCTCAACAATTTTAAGCAGCTTCAGGAAGAGCTCGCGACAGCGAAGCAACGGATCATAAACGCGGCAACCATCGATCAACAGTACCTGCTCGGTAGGAGTTCGCAGCAAAAAGATATCGACGCTCTGGTGTCCGCATTCGTGCGCGGCCAAAAATCCGCGACCGAACTGCGAAACGAAGTCGATCAGATTTTCAAGACAACCAATAACGACGACGTTCGCGCCTACGCCGAGAACGTCATAAAGGCTGCCACAGCGTACGACAGCTTCTCTGTCGCGCTGGGTAAGACTGCCGTCATCGTTCAAGAGATGGGCATCAAGGCAGATGGTCTCGACAAAGCCCTCGAACAAAACCGTCAATCGATGCGCTCCGTGGTCGGTGCGGTCGACCAGGCCGGTGTCGGATTCCGCGCGGTAAAGTTCGACGTGGACGCGTTCAAGAAGGCATTTGAGGAAGTTCAGAATGTTATTCCCTCGGTCGCTACGGCGCTCGCCAATCTGAAAATTCAAACCGATCTCAACAAGAACTCTTGGGAGGCTTTCACTCAAGCCGTTCGGTCTGGCGATTTTTCGAAGATTAAGGATGTTCTCGACACTACGAGCCGTGCCCAGATCGCCGCGAAGAACACGGCCGACACCGCTTTCGAAAAAAGCCTTCCCACTAACAACGATGCGATCAACGAACGCATCATCATGATCGAAAGCGGCGGCGATCCGAACGCTCGTCCGCGCCGCAAGGATGGCACGCTGGCGTCGAGCGCGGTCGGTCTGGGACAATTTACCGAAGAGACCTGGTTGGGCCTGTTCGACAAGGTGTTCCCTGCCTTGGCGGACATCAGCGACGCGGTCAAACTCGGTTACCGGACCGACGCCGACATTTCGAAGCAAATGCTGGCTGCGCTGACCACGCAGAACCAGGCCGCATTGGTCAGGGCCGGCATAACTCCCGACGCAACAAACACCTATCTCGCGCACTTCCTGGGCTCGGGCGGCGCGATCAAAATGCTGCTCGCCAACCCGAATGAACTGGCGTCGGCCATTGCGAGCAAGGAAGCTGTAAAAGCCAACCCGACCATCCTCGGTAACGGCAAAACCGTTCAAGATGTCATTGATTACGCTGCCCGCAAGATGGGCGGTGGCGGGGCGCTCAACTCCACAGGCCGCACCCAGGGCGAGGTCACCCAGGGCGCCGTTAATGACGTTGTTCGGCAGAACGAACAAGAGCTCGAAATCCAGCGCCTAAAGAACGAAGGGCTCGATCGCGAAGCCGTCATTCAGGCGAAGATTAACGAGCTCCAGAAAGACGGCACGGTCCTCACTCAAGAGCAGATCGCGAAGATCCGCGAGACCACGGGTGCGCTGTACGACCAGCAGAATCAACGAAATGCCGAAAAGCAGGCCTTGCAAGAAGCGCAGGGGCTCTACGCCCGTCAGAAGCAGCTCATTGAAGAAATCAAGCAGGCGACCGTTCAAGGCGACACGGGGCGCGTCGGCACGCTTCGCGCCGAACTGACCAACGTCAACAAGGAATTGACGGAGGCCGTACAGAAAGCCCTCGCACTCGCTCAGGCTCTCGGTGACAACAAGGCTATCGCACAACTCAATGCGATGACCGCGAGCATTTCTAACATTGGCGTCGCGCTTAAATCGCAGGTCGCCACTGCGCAGCAGATCAGCACGTCGATTGCCAACGGTTTGACCACCGCGCTCATGTCGTCGGTGGAGGCGATTGGCCAGGCTGCGCAAGGCACTAAGAGTTGGGGCGACGCTTTGAAGGGGGTCGGCCAGGCGTTTCTGAAGTTCGCTGCCGACTTCCTGCGCCAGATCGCCGAGATGATCATTAAGGCCGCGATCCTCAAAGCACTGCAATCGAGCGGCATCGGCGGCGGCATCGCGGGCGGAATCAATTCGCTGTTCAGCACCGCGCACACGGGCGGCATCGTGGGCGCTAGATCGACAACGCGCACGGCCCCGACCGCGTGGTGGAACAACGCTGTGCGCTACCATTCGGGCGGCATGGTCGGCCTAGCTCCCGACGAGCGCGCGATCATCGCCAAGGCCAACGAAGAAGTCCTGACCGAGACCGATCCGCGTCATCGGTTCAACCTCGGCAAGGACGCGGCACCCGCGGCGACTGCCAACATCAAGGTCGTCAACACGATTGATCCCGGCGAATTCATGAGCGCGGGCCTCAGCAGCCGCGTCGGCGAGCAAGCCTTCCTCAACATGATCTCGGCAAACCGCACTACTCTGAAGCAGTTGTTGGCATGAGCCTGAAGTTCGCCAGAGATTTGCCGGCGAAGCCGTTCAATACGACGCTGCCGCGCTTCGATCCCAAGTTTTGGACGGTTGATTTCAACAAGGAAATGCTTGCAACGATCATCCCGCTCTCGGGCGACACGTTCAAGGTCTCCGCTCAGTTTCGCAGCAACGCTGACTTTATCGGCGTGAAGTGGCAATCAGAAGATCGCTTCGATCACGACTACTTCAAATACGCGACCGACAACGACTACACCGACACGATCCTTGCGTTTCGGCACAATCCGACAAACCCTAATCAGTTCACCGCGACGATCGGGGATAGCTCCTTCGCGTGGACATATCGTCTGGTGCCTTATGCCCTGGTTGGCGGGGAATATGTGCCGCTCGATCCGCTGTTCAATACGGGGAGGAAATATCCCGCCAGCGTCATCAAGCCGGCGGTCGAGTGGACAAGCATTCCCGGCGGTCTCGTGCCGTATCACGGTCGCACCGATTACATCTTCATTCTCGACTTCGACGACCTCCGCATCCTCCACTTCTACACGGGGAGGCAGATCGACGCGCGCGGCATTCTTGAAATCTCCTTCGACACACTGTCCGGATCGCACGGCCTCGGCGAAGCGACCAACGTTGAGTCCATAGTTCAGTTCGGCACTAACTTAGTGCAACTCACGATGAGCAACGTCCGCATCGGTGCAAAACTGGTGCCGGGCGACAAGTTGCAAGTCGTCTATCGTACCGCGCTGCGATTGGCGGGCCCTCATCAGGAGGAATTCGAAGTCGTCTCTTCGAGTGGCTTTGGAACCGGCTCGCTTACAGCCATCTGCAAGGGGAACGTGCTCGGCGGCGCCTTCCTCGTCGCCGATGCCTTCTATGGTCGCTTCCTGAAATCGATCTGCCCGGTAGCGCTACAGGACCACGAATTCTACTTCGCTGATCTCAAATGCAGCGGAAACCGCACGACCATCTTGAAGCGCAGCCAACCGCAGGCGCCGCATTCGCTGATGATGACGAGCGGCTTCGACGACTCCTATTCGACCTCTGGCGCGCGCCAGGTGGAAATGGTTCACGCGCTAGGCTATCGCGGATTCTGGAACGTCTATGTCGGGATGTCCCATTACTTCAATGCCAGGACCGTTTGGCTCGATAATGAGACCAACACGCAGATCCCGGTGGGGAACGACACGGCACACCAGATCTTGTTCGCCGGCAGCGTCGGCGCCGCGGCGCACTTCACGATCGGCAATGTGCCCAACCGCGGTATCGATAAATTCAAGGCCGACCTGGGCGCCCACTACGGTATTCCCGGGGGGCTGTTCAGCGTGGTCAACGGCGCGGTGGCAAACTCGGTCGTCGATCGCGCGTGCTCACCTGACCCGAACGACGCCGAGGGTTGGTATTGGTGGGACCTTGAGAACAGCAAGCCGGGACCCGCTCTCGAATACTGCGTGCTGAAGGCCGGAAAAAGTGCGCTCACGGCCATTCTGTGGTCCGCTGGCGAGCTCGACGCTGCGGCGCTAGAATTTCCCGCCGGCCGCGTCCCTGCCCCTAGCTATACCCGCCACGAGGCCTGTCTGCGCGCGATCTTCGCCTATATGCGCGCGCAATGGGGCGATCTTCCCATCATCATCCAAGACGTCGCGTGGGGATGGCGCGCGGCCAGCTTGGCGGCACCTAACGGCCAGCCGATCTATTTGAACGCCACGGCCAATTCCTGGGGCGACGTCGTTTTCACCTGGTTGTCCCTGCGCTTTAGCCCTGTTGGCCGCACTTACACCGTCGAGATCATGCCGCCCGTCGGCGAGACGCCCGTGCGAACCATCGTGATCGCGGGAAATCAGATCGACGGCGGTCTCATCTATGCTGACTATCCCGTCGAGCTCAACGTCGTCGATTGGGGATTCGTGCCGAGCTTCCTACGATGGCGGGTCCGCGATGACCTCGGGAATCTATCCGCGGAATGGGCCAACTTCGTTCAGATTGACAACCCGGCGATCGTCAAGCGTACCGTGCTCTTTGGCGGTCAGTCCAACGCGTTCGGTCACTTCAGCGAACTCTCAGGCGCCACGAAGGCCGCCTATTCGGCGGGCACCTTCCGCCGTCGCCTGGCCGACCTGCTCGGGCTGCGCCACGTTCAGGTGATGCCGGTGAACGCGTCCCTGGGCTCGTCGGCGATCGACCGCCAGGCGGACGATGATCCGGTGCACGGGACGAACTATTGGTGGGACCTTGGCAACGCGAGCTACAATGTCAACGCGCCCGGCCCGCGCACAACGGCGCTGATCAGCATCGTCAACGCGCTGGGCGTGCCGGTGCATCACTTAATTTGGGCCCAGGGCGAGAACGACGTCGGCGCCATGGACCCGATCGCAGCGCCTCGCTTCTCGACCCCTCAGCGCTTCAAAGACGCCACCTTGCGAGTGTTCGCGGCGATCTCCACGGCGGTCGGCAATCCGAACTTGCCGATCTGGATTCAAACCATCGGCCGCGGCTGGTGGGGCAACACACCGCCTCCTGAGCCGGGCGAAGTCGCAGGCGTCTACTACAAAGCCGCGCGTGATGTGCAGAAGGATCTCGCCGCCAATTCTCAGCAACTCCGGATTGGTTCGTGGCCGGCAGGTCTCGCGCGCAGTCAGAACTACATCAAGGAAGCCGGTAACTTTGGCTGGATTCACTACAAGAGCGCAGTGTATCACGCGGCTGCCACCGAGCTCGCAGAGTCCATCTTCAACAACGTCGATCTCGTCACTTCGGCGCCGGCATGGACGAGCTACGCGCCACCGCTCAACCTCCGTGTGACCAAGAGCGGCGCGACGGGCGACATTACGATCGCCTGGGACGATCCGAGCGGCTACGGTCGCACCTACGGCAGCAATTACGGGACGCTCAACGATGCCGGTTGGCGCGTCACGTCGCTCCACGTTGGTACCGGCGCAGTGGCTCGCGTTTGGACGACGAGCGGTAGGTCGCAGGTCTACACACTTGCCGAACAAACCGCAGACTACGGCTTTGGTGCTTCGTTCTGGTCGGGCAGCGTGCAGAGCTACGACGCGGTCAACGACATCCTCGGTCCCGCTGCGAACTTCTCTGGCCCCGTCACCACGACTGGCGGGCCGATGCCGACCGGGTTGTCTGCAACGCATTCGGGCAGCGACGTGATCTACGCGTGGAACGGCACGCCTGGCGCGCAATGGCGCGTGCGCAACTACAACGTGGCGACCGGCGCAATGTTTTCGGAGACCGTCGTTACTTCGATGTCCTACAACTTCACCGCAGCCATGCAGGTCGCCCAATACGGCTTTGCCGTGAGCTTCGTGCATTACAAGGTTTCGGAATTCGGCGGCGGTGAATGGGGCGCCGAGGCTGACTTTAGCGGGTCTGTAACGTGAAATATCCCTTCGACCCAACAACGCTCGTTACGCCTGGTGCCGCGCCCGATCCCGAGGTGGCGTCGGTCGAGCAACGTATCAAGATGCGTGAGATCGCCGCCACCGTCGCGGCCGATACCCCCGGCGTCACGGTCGCAGCGCATGTCGCAGATTATCCGATCCCGTCCTATTTCCTCGACGTCAATGGGGACTTGACGACATTCAACGCCGAGACCAACCGGCTCATCGGTAGCGACCTGGCCGTGGCTTTTGAAGCAGACGTTCCGACCCTGCCTCCAACGCTGCTGCTGGAGGTCGACAATCCCGATCGCTATTCGATCCTGGGCGAGCTCTATCCGGCCGCCGATGCTGACGCGGTCTCCGCGCCGCCCATCAACGCCGCGACGATGGCGTGGTTCAACGCCTTCCTCGCGAAGCTCAATGAACTCGGCTACGAATACATCAACTCGGTGTCGTACGAAATCATTGACTTCTATATGCCGCCGGAGTGGAAGCAGCGGGATTATCTCGGCCGCCCTGGCCTTTCAGGCTGGGTGCCCCCGTCGAGCTTCATCGTCCCGACCAACACCGAAACGCTCAACTACCTGGTGGAGGTTCAGAAGCAATTTCTGACCGCCGCCGTGGCCGCCGGCCACCCGCCGCGCTTTCAGATCGGCGAGCCCTGGTGGTGGGACGGCGCCTACTCCAATGGCGCGCCCTGCCTCTACGACGACTTCACGCGGGCGCTTTACGCGACCGAGACAGGATCGGCGGTGCCGACGCCTTGGATCGAGAGTATCTATCAGCCAGTCGCTCCCAATCAAGTCCCCTATCTCACCTGGCTCCGCGGCAAGCTTGGCGCGAGCACGTCCTATATTCGGGATCAGGTCAAAGCTGAATTCCCGACGGCGGAAGCGACCCTGCTGTTCTTCACTCCGCAGGTTTTGAATCTGAGCTCGGAAGTTACGAACCTCGTCAACTTTCCGATCGAGGACTGGAAATACCCCGCCTACGACTTCATGCAGATCGAGGACTACGATTGGATCATCGCCTCGCGATTGGATCTCGTCCCCCTCACCTTCGACGCTGCGCGCAACATCCTGCTTTACCCGCACTCGGTGGTGCACTACTTCGCCGGTTTCGTTCTCAACGCTCAAGATTATGAAATCTGGAAATGGGCCGAGACGGCGATTCGAATGGCCCAGGAGGCCGACATGGCTTACATTTATGTTTGGTCTTACACGCAGGCGATCCGCGACAGCGTCCTCTATGATGATCTGCCGCCGGAGCCCTTGAACGTTCCAATTCTAAATTTGCCGCCGAATTGGGCCGACCCTTACAACGTGATCCTCGAATACAAGACCGAGATCATCACGAGCCGTTCCGGCAAGGAACAGCGTCGCGCGCTTCGCCGCACGCCGCGGAAGTCGCTCGAATACGGCATTACCCTGAGCGGCGCCGAGGCGCGACAATTCAACTCGGCGCTGTCCGCGTGGCAGGCCGGCAACTTCTTCACGCCCGAAATCACGCGCAACTGCAAGAGCACGACCGCGATGCCTGCCGTGGGCCTGGTTGTGACCGTCGACGCGCTGCCTGGTTGGCTTCAGTTGGGTACCGCGGTCATCATCAAGTCGGGAGACGAGCTCGACGGGCGTATCGTCGACCAGATTTCAGGCAACACCATAACCTTCACGACTGCCAATAAGGCCAGTGACACTAGGACCTGGCCCATCGGCACGATCGTTCATCCGGCTCTGTTCGGGCGTCTGGCATCGCCCATGGCGACCCGCAGGCGCACCAGCAACGTGACCGAGGCGACGGTTCGCTTTAATGTCGCGCCAGCATCGGAACCCCCGCTTCTAAATCCCCCCGCCGCCGATCAAAGCTTCAACGGGGTGGAAGTCCTGACCATTCGTCCCAATTGGGCAAAGCCCCTCGACGTTGAGCGCCGCTTCGACTCCGAGACGATCGATTACGGCTGGGGCAAGAGCCAGAACTTCTTTCCGACCAACTTTTCGCAACGCCTGATGAAGGCGACGTTCCTCGGCAAGACCCGAGCCGAGGCGGAGAAAGTCGTCGGCATCTTCAACCGCATGAAGGGGCAGCGCGGCGTCTTCTACATGCCCACCTACGAAAGGGATATGGACATTTCCCCGCTTGCCGTGGCCGGTGTGAACCTACGTCTGAGCGGAACGGAGATCGCCGATTGGCTCTCGGACGACAAGGTTTATCGCAACATCGCGATCGTCACGCGGGACAAGCAAATTCACTGCTACAACATTACGGCAGTTGCGAAGATCACCACGATCGATACTCTGTTGACGTTGTCGACCGCGGTGACGTCGAACGTTCTGTCGAATGCTGTGATCGTCTGCTGGCTTCCATTGTGCCGCTTCGCCACCGATGAATTGACGATTTCCTGGGTTACAGACAGCGTTGCGCAATTCGACCTCGCCATCAAGAGCATCCAAAAAGACGAGACCTGATCATGGCCTTTGATGACTACGAAGACAGTCGCCACAACGGCGAGCCGATCAACCTCTACAAGTTCATCTTCGGCGAGGCGCCGGAAGACAAGATTGGATACACCGACGCCGAAACTGTCCGAGTGTTCGACAGTCTCAGCTACAAGCCCGTGGCCGTCTCGCGCGACAACATCAACTCCAACGGCACTCTCGACAAGGCAACGCTCACTCTGCGCATGCAGGGCGACATTCAGATGGCGGAACTGTTTCGCGTTTACCCGCCAAGCTACGTCATCGGTCTCGTCATTTATCAGGGCCACGCTGACGACCCGTCGAACGAATTCCTCGCGATCTGGTCGGGGCGCGTCCTGAACTGCGCGCAGGCCGACAGCCAGGTCACGTTCACCTGCGAACCGACAACCACGGCGTTGAAGCGGACTGTGCTCCGTCGTAACTACCAGCGCGGCTGCGGCCATGCGCTATACGGTGCACAATGCAAAGCGCCAAAGGTGCTGATCGATAAGACGGTGACTGCGATCTACACTCGCAACACCATCAGCGTGACCCCTTGGACTGAAAACATCAACGAATTCATCGGCGGGACCGTCGAGTGGACGTCGACCAAGGGGCGTCGAGAGATTGTCACCATTCGCACGGGCGACAACAACGGCAATATCCAGCTTTTCGGAACCCCCTCCGAGCTCACCGTTGGCGATGTCATCCGGTTCGCCCGCGGCTGCGACCACACCATGGGGCCGTTGGGGTGCAGTTTGCACGCCAACATCAACAATTTCGGCGGTCAGCCATGGATACCGTTCAAAAATCCCGTTGGCTTCAACTCGCCTTTCAGCTAAATCTCAACCATCAGGTGATTTGGACACTTTCAAATGGGCATAGAGGCGCTAGTCGGACAACTGGTTATTGGCCTCGCTCTGGCTGCGCTGTCTTACGTGCTGATGCCAAAGCCGCAGCAGGAAAAGCCGCCGGCCGCGATGGACTTGGAGGCGCCTACCGCGGAAGCCGGTCGCACGATCCCCGTGGTATTCGGGACCATGCGGGTCAAGGGGCTTAACGTCCTCTGGTATGGCGACATTCAGACCTACGAATACGACACCGAATGAGCGAAATTGACACCCAGCAAGCGCCGACCGACGAAGACCCGATCATCACGGCGGACGACGCGATCAAGGCCGGGCATTGCGCAACCGGAGTTTATCGGTGGTTCAAGCAGCATGGCTTTGACGCGCGAAAGGCGATGCGGGAAGGCGTGAGACTGTCCGAGGCGCACGCCATCAATGATGCTTTCGGCAACCAGGTTATCGAGAGAACCCTTGCCCGCCGCAGGGGGCAGTAATGGGAGTTTTCGGCGGGGGCAGCAGTAGCTCAAAGACCCATGTAGCCAAATACTTCATTTCCATCCACTACGGCATTTGCGCGGGCCCGGTGGACTCGATCAACAAGATGATAATCGACGATAAAACCGTCGACTGGGGCGGCTTTATCGTCAACACGAATTCCAGCACGGTCATCAACAACACCGAACTGTTCGGGGGCGTCAAAAAGCAAGGCGGTCTACAGGGTATCTTCGATTTCATGCTGGGCGGCCCCACCCAGCAGTTGACCGTCGAGGCTGCTGCGAAGCTCGGGGGGACACCGGACAGCCTGCCCGGCTTTCGAGGGATCGCGTCAATATTTGCACGCGGGAACATGGGACTCTTTGGCACGCTGACACAGGGCTTCTATTGGACCGCGAACAACCCTTACCTGTCCCCGCCGTCCGTCGAGGTTACCCGAATTCCAGTAGGCCCAAACGGCAAAGCCGCTATCAACGGTAACCAAGCAAATTTCGCCGATATCATTTGGGAATGCCTGACCAACACCGATTGGGGCATGGGTTCTCCGGAAGGTCTACTCGATCGTGAGTCCTTCAAAAATGCCGCTGCGACCCTAGCCGCTGAAGGCTTCTGCGGTTCAATGATGTGGACGCGTCAGGACGTCGTCGAGAAGTTCGTCAACGAGGTCCTCGATCATATCCAGGCGACCTTGTTCGCGCATCCGCGAACGGGATTGTTGACGCTGAAACTGTTGCGCGACGACTACGATCGCAACACCCTTCCGGTCTTCACGCCCGACAACTGCAAGATCACAAAATTTCAGCGCAAAGTCTGGGGTGAAACCGCGAACGAAGTTATGACGTCGTGGACGAACCCGGAAAGCGAGGAATCGGAGACGGTTGTCGTCCATAACAACGCGAATATCTCGATCCAAGGCAGCGTCGTCAGCACGAGCAAGAACTATTACGCGGTTCGCGGCTCCGCGCTCGCGACCAAGCTCGCGCTGCGGGATCTCACTCAGGTCTCCCAGCCCTTCTTGGCGCTCAATATCGAGGCAGACCGAACTGCTTGGACGCTCGTTCCCGGCGATATGTGCAAGATCAAGTATCCGGAGCATGGCATCGGCGAAGCCTACATGCGCGTCGGCACCGTCGACTACGGCAAGCCTGGCGCATCTGTCATCAAAGCCGCGCTGCTGGAAGACATTTTCTCCTTTGGCACGTCGATCTTCGTGCCCGTCGGCGAGAGCCTTCCGCCGGTCATCCCCGAGCCCCCAACCGTCCCCGAGCCCGATCCGCCGACGCCGCCCGACGTCCCGTGGGTCGATCCTGCCACCACGCCGACGTCGCTGGATCACGTCTTGATCCGCGATGTCCCGTTCTTTGTCCTCGCCCGCGTGATCGGCGACGCGGCGATACAGTCGATCGAGTACCCCTCGACCGGAAACATCGTACTCACTGCCGAGGATTCTCCGAACGTCTCGTCAATCGGATATTGGACCCAGGTCTACGGGCCCACGGGCGACGCCTCGATTCAGCAGGTCGGCTTCCTCAATAATCGCAAGCGCGTGTTGCTCACCGCGCCGCTGGCCGCGGCTGGCATTTCGACCCTCGCCTTCTCCTCCCCCAATGGTGCGCCTGTCGAAGTCGGCAGCATCATGGAATTGGTCAGCGTGAGCAACCCCAACGTTTTCGAGATGGCCGCGGTGACGGCCGACAACGGAGACGGCACTTACGCCTTGACACGCGGCATTCTCGATACGACGCCTCTGCGTTGGAAAGTCGGCGACATCGTCTGGAACTATCCAGCGAACAGTTCGGTCATTGATCCCACCGGCCGCACTGACAATGTGGACGCCATCTACAAGTTCACACCTCGCACGCAGAAGGGCATGTATTCAGTCAGCGCGGCGCCGCTGGTCACGCAGACCGCTCACGATCGCTTGTACCGTCCCTATCGCCCGGCAAATGTGAAGTTCAACGGCGACCTGTACAGCCAACAGATCGTCGGCACGAGCGACATCATCGTCACCTGGTCACGACGCAACCGCCTGACCGAGAGCGCGCAACTCCTGGCATGGACTGACGCTGACACCTCGCCCGAGGCCGGACAGACGACCACCGTTGAAATTCTAAACGGCAGCGGCGCGGTCGCTTTCTCGCACACCGGCATCATCGGCACGACCTATACCGTCCTCGCGTCGGAGATTTCATCCGCGGCCGGCGCTGGCGGGAAGGCCTTCATCCGCGTCAAGGCGGTTCGCGACGGATTTGAAAGCCTCAACCCGGTCACGCGCAAGGTCACAACGATCGGTCTTGGTGGCTACGGTTTCAACTACGGCAAGGATTACGGAGCAGTCTAATGGCATCGCGCACCCTACCAGGTCTTGGACTAAAGGGCTTTTGGGGTTCCGGCTTCGACGGCTGGGATACCGAGATGGACATCAACCTTCTCACGGTGTCCGTCCTGCTGAACGGCATTGCAAAGTCGGCGACGACCGCGCTGCCGGGATCTCCGGTGAATGGCGACATCTACATCGTGAGGGTCGGCGACGCGAATGCCGGCAAGATCGCGGTGCGCGACAACGGCGCCTGGGTTTATATCACGCCGGCCCGTGGATGGCGCCTTTGGGTCGACGACGCCTTGCAGTATCGCATCTATGACGGCGCGGTCTGGGTGATCGAAGACGAGCTCGTTCCGGTCTCGGTCGCGCAAGGCTCGGCAGTAGCGCTGACGAACAACATCCCTGCAAATGCCATGAGCCTAGCGACGCTCCCGAAGGGCGATTGGGAAGTTTCGTTCAATGCCGCGTTCCTCCCCGCAGCGACGACGTCGGTTACCGAATTCCTGGCCTCGATCTCGACCACGTCCGCGACGCTCGACATGACCCCTGGCCGCTTCGATAGCCGCTCTATGGCGGCCTTCGTGCCCGGCGCCGTTCAGCAGAGCCTCGCCATCCCGCCCCACCGCATCAACCTGCCCGTCGCGACAACGTTGTATCTTGTTACCAGGGCAAAATTCACGGTCACCACCAACATAGGGGTGTACGGGAGCTTCACCGCGCGTCGCGCGAAATTGGGCTAACGTTTCTGGAAAGAATATTGCGATGCCGATTAGCTCCGTCGACGACATCATTGCAGCGGTTGCCGATCAACCCGCGCGCTTTTTCATGAAGGCGCAACCGGTATCGATGATTGGCGGCCGACCGATCTCGACCTGGCCGCTTGCTGGCATTCCGGGCGCGGGGGTGCAGGACACGAATGGGCTAAATGGCACTGTCTGGTCATCCGGTTCGAATGCGTCGCCGACGCCCGTGAGCGGGCAGCTTCCCTTCCTCGCTGCTGCGGGTGGGCTGTCGTCCTATCTCGCTCGACTTGTCGGCTCGATGCCGAACGGCGGCGTCTTTCTCTTGTGCGATCGGCTTTGGTCGAACAGTGGCATGAGCATGACGTCGACCTCGTCGCAGGCCATTTCGTCGCCGACGTTCCCCGCTCGCGACAGCAATCAATCGACCAACGGCGAAGGTGTCTTTTTAGGCCTAGAACTGACAGGCACAACCGGCGCCGGAACGCCGACAATTACCGTCGGCTACACGAACAGCGGCGGTGCCGCCGGCCGTTCCGCAACGAACATCAACCCGACCAGTGCGGCGCAAGGTGTTGGTTCGTTTTACCCGATCGGACAGCAAGCGCCGGATTTGGGAGTCCGTTCGGTTCAATCAGTTCAGCTTTCCGCCACTTGGAGCGGCGGCGCGGCATCGCTGGTCGCCTATCGCGTGATCGCTAGCCTCGACATCGGCTCTGCACAGTCCGGTGCGGCGCTTGATCCGGTCACGGGGGGTCTACCGCAGATTTTCAACGGTTCGGTGCCTTTCATCATCTACGTTCCGGCGAGCAATGGCACCGGGCCCGTTTTCGGCGCGATGACGGTGGGCAAAAAATGAGCTTTTCATCTATTGCCGCCGTGAAGGCCGGGCTTCGACCGCCGCAGTTCTTCCCTCGATCGTTCTTTAGCAACGCCGCAAATGCGACGGGGCATATCAAGACGAGCTGGCCCGGCGCACCTTCAAACGGCACCTATGATACGACGCTCCCTGGCGTCGCACTGAGCGGACCTCACTCGGCGGGCATTCTTCTTCCTGCGCCTCCCTCCGGATTGAAGAATTATCTCGCTCGGCTCTCAATGGCGTCGTCGCAAAGTAGCACCGCCACGAGTTGGCTCTGTCTGATTTGCGACCGTCTTTGGCACAATGGGGGCATCAACAGCGGCATTACCACAGCGCAGGCCGTCAACTCCGTTGCGTTCCCGGCGCGAGATGAAAACGGATCGACTAACGGGGTCGGCGTTTTCCTTGCCGTGGAGCATTCGACGAGCCAGACGATAGGGTCCGTGCCTGTTACCACGGTTAGCTATACAAACAGCGCCGGCGTCTCTGGTCGCACGGCGACCAATTCGTTACACCCATTCGCTGCGCACTCTCAAACTGCGACGACGTTTCTCGATCTTCAATCGGGCGACGTAGGAGTTCGGTCGGTTCAATCGATCACGATCAATCCAGCCTACACTACGGGAACGCTCAACCTCGTCGCCTATCGCCTAATCGCCGCGGTTCCTGTGATCGGCGGCGTAGGGCTTATCGATCCGGTGACTGGCTGTTTGCCAAAAGTGTTCGACGATGCGGTGTTGTTCTATTACTCGATCACCGGATCGTCGAATGCCGATGGCTCTCTCGGGTCGATGACAAACCGACTCGATCTTGCTGCGGGTTAACTCTCATGATTTGGAGCGGCCGGGACCCATTTAGATCGGCGCTGACGTGGGCGGCCTGGAAGCGGGGTGGAGGGGCGGCCCTCACGCCTGACATTCGATACGAAACGGATCTCCAACCCGTCTGGGTCAATTGGTTCTTCGACTCAGCGCCAGGCGCGATCTACAACGAAAGCGTCGCGCTATCGATCGTCGGCGCTGCCGCCTTCGCCCATGTTGCAAATCGCAACGCAGACACCCCATTGAGTGCGACCATGGGGCAATCATCATCCGGTCGCGCTCTCTTCTCGGCCTCAACCGCCTCCCCTGTTGCCGCAGCCTTCGCTTCTTCTTCGGCTGCGGCGCTCGCGCCAGCCGTGTCTCTGCTATCCGCGCTCGGCTTTTCCCCTGCTGCACGACAATCCGTTCTTTCGGCTTTAGCACTGCCTACCGCCGTCGGGGCGCTCACTTCCGGGGCAATAGCCAGCCGCACGTTCAACGACTCGATGACTCTCTCGACCGCGGCCCTGCTGACCAGCGCTGCAAAACGGACGTCCAACATCTCGATCTCATTCGAAGCTACAGGGGCCCTTTCGATCGACGCGCGCGCGCAAGTGGCTGCCGTGGTCAACCAGGCAGTGTCCGCGGGCCTCGTATCCGGCCTGGCTGCGCAGGCGATTACCGGGGCTATCGGGCTTACCGCAGCAATGCTCGCGACCGCGGCTGCTCGAACCAGTTCGACCGTCGTGGTTCCTTTGCCGGTCGCGGCGACCCTTGAAGCCCAAAGCCGCGCGATCATGTTGGTTTCCGAGGTTCTAAATGCAGCGGTGTCTCAGGGAGTATCAGGCGTGCTGTCGATCGCCAGAGGCATTTCGATATCTACTTCCACGGCAGTTAACGCCAGCGGCGGGCTTCGGGTTAATGGAACTATCGGGCTCCCGGCTGGGCTCGGCGCCGCGGCTGCGCAGCAGGTGGTTCTACCTTCCTATCTCAGCTTTGTCGCGACCTTCGACTCCACTGTTAGTGGACGAATCACCGCGAAGATGGCAACTGCTATTGCCACCCAGCTTGCGTTGCAGGTGTCAACTGAAAGCATCATTCCCGTTCGAGATTCGATCAGCTTGGATGGGCTCGTTGTTCGCTCGATCGACTTGAATGGCACTCGCATTGGACCGCTCGACTTGAACGGCATTCGAATTGCAACGGTCGACTTGCATGGCGTTCGAACGGCGACGGTCGACCTAGACGGAATTCGAATTGGGACGATCGACCTCGCCGGCACTGTGCATTTGTCAATCACAAATTAGGAATCTAGTCGATGATGAAACGCCTCGTGAGCCACCTGATGAAGTCGACCGCACGCGTGGGCGCTTCTGCTGCATTGAACGCATTTGCGAGCGGCAAGGTGCAGATGAAGACCAATCACAAAGTCGAGTGCTATGGCGCCGACGGGAAATTGAAGTGGGTCGAAGAAATCCACAACCTGGTCGTAGACGTCGGACTGAACGACCTGCTCTCAAAATACTTCAAGGGCGCCTCGTACACCGCGGCCTTCTTCGTAGGCCTCAAGCTGACCGGTACCGTTGCTGCCGGCGACACCATGGCCTCCCATGCCGGCTGGGCCGAGAGCTCTGCCTACTCGCAGGCGAACCGCCCTGCCCTGGTTCTGGGTACCGTGGCTGCGAAATCGGTGGACAACTCAGCTTCGGTGGCCGTGTTCTCGATCAACGGCACTGCGACCATTACGGGCGCCTTCGTCACGACCGATAACGCCAAGGGCGGCACGGCCGGCATTCTTTACGGAGCCTCAGACTTTTCCGCCTCGCGCGCGGTGGTCCCCGGCGACACTTTGAACGTGACGGTCACGCTTTCCGCAAGCTGATCTTCGCTCGCCTCTTCTCTCAACTAACGGGTGATTTATGCCGGCAATTCGAATGAAGCAGACCGTCGAGACGAAAATCTATTTTCCGATCGAAGACGGGGGGCCGCCCGTTCAGATCAATACGGTCGGCGAACGGATCATTTGCTTGTCGAGTGTCGAGAGCCGGCCAGAGCGCGGCGTCGCGGAGTTTCAGACCATCTGGCGGCTGCCGGAAGGCGCCGAACTGGATGTCGACGCCGAAGTCTCGGCCGAGCTCGTGGGGCACGGATACGCTGAGGCAATCTGATGCTGCTCGATAAGACGAAGGACGTCGAGCTAAAGGCGGGTCGAACTCTCGATATTCGGGTGTTCGTCCGCAACGTTGACGGTTCGATTCCAAATCTCGCCGGCCTGACCGCGAGATGGTGGATGGGCCGAAACGCGCAGGCCACCGGAGCCGACATCTTCGTCAAGAAGGACGTCAACTCCGGCGTCACAGTCGTCATCACCGACCCGTCGAAGCCCTACGTGCTCATCTCGCTCGCAGAGGCCGACACCATGAATGTCGAGCCCGGCGATTGGTATCACGAGTGCGTTCTGTTCGGACCAGGCGCGAGCAGCGCTGTCGTCATTTCCGGCCGCTTCATCCTCAAACCTTCACTTGTCCGGGAGCCCTACTGATGCCGTATAGTGTGAGCCGCACAGTCTCCGACGAGACTCTGAGTTCGATCATTCAAATCGAGAGCGGTGGCCGGCCGACCATCAAGGCTCGGACGTCGACCGCAACGGGCCTCGGTCAATTCCTCAACAAGACCTGGCTCGATACTGTCAAAGTCCATCGCCCCGACGTGATGAAGGGGAGGACGCAAGCGCAGATCCTCGCGTTGCGTACCGAACCGCGGTTTGCGGTCGAGATGCTTGCACGCTTCACCGAGGACAATCAGCGCGTCGTCGGTATGTCCTGCACTCCGGGCGATCTCTATCTCGCGCACTTCCTCGGCGCCGAGACCGCTCAGCGCGTTTACGCCGCAGATCCAAACGCGGACGTTGAACCCCTGGTTGGCAAGTCCGCCGTCAACGCCAATGCCAGTGTCTTGAAGGGAAAGACCGCCGGACAGGTACGCGCCTGGGCGGCGAGACGCATGAGGGAGTCCGCGGGCCGAGGTTGGGTTCAGAAATACTACGTCGGCGGTGAATTGGCCGAAGAAGTCGAAGAGCCAATCGAAGCGGACAAGGGCGTGCGTGTCGAAAAGACCATGAGCACGTCGCGGATCGCCCAGGGCACCGTCGTAACGGGCGGCCTAACCGTCGTCGGCACGGCAGCCCAGATCGCGCAGTACGCGCAGTCGACGGCGGACACCGTGAGTGTGGCAAAGGGTGCCGCCGACAACGTGATCACCGTCGTCCAAACTGTGAAGCCGTTCCTCGGTCTCATGCCGGGGACCTGGATGGGGATCGCGATCGGCTGCGGCGTCGCTGCGCTGATCGGCTGCGTCTTCGTCGGTTGGGAACGCTACAAGAAGCTGCGCGACCAGGGCGTCTGATGAAACGGGTCGCGGCAATCATCGTTCCCGATATCGATTACGCCACACTTACCCCCGGCGCGATCGAGCTCCATGACGACGGTCTCTATTACGTCTGTCCGTGCGGCTGCAAAGCCGTGAGCTATTTACCGTTTAAGCCGGCGCCGTCGCCCTCGTGGTCATGGGATGGCAATCGAGAGCGCCCGACGCTCGAACCCTCGGTGCACCATCGGTTGCGAGATGCCGACGGCAAGCTAGGCGAAACTCACTGGCATGGCTGGCTACGTGCCGGCGTTTGGATGGCCTGACGATGCCCCTACTTCTCACGATCGCAAAGCTGCTCGGCATCAACGTTCCCCGCCTCACCGCCTACGCGGCAGTCGTCGCCCTGGTAGTCGGCGGCTATTTCGCTGTGCGTCAGCACTTCATCAACGTTGGTCGAGCCCAGGTCGTCAACGAAATCGCGAGCAACAATAGGGAGACCCTTCAAGATGTCGATTCAGCGAAGTCGAAGGTTGACGATTGCCGCCTGCGCGGTGGCGTGTGGAGCACTATTGACGGGGTGTGCGAATAAGAGTGGCTTCACCACTTTCGGCGGCCAGGTCGACGGTGTCGAGCTCGGCGGCGTCTGCCAGGCCTTTCCGCGACCGGAATATCAGATTAAGGGCGCCACGCCCTACGATCAGGAATGGGCCGACAAGACGACCGAGGCAGGTGTCGCCGGCTGCAACTGGCAGCGCCCGGAGGCACGCCCGGCGCACCTGGCGGTCGATCCGCAGGCTCTCGTGAAGTTCGAGCCGCCCGTGCCGGCGAAGCCCAAGAAGAAATCCTTGTGGAAGCGCTTGAAGCAAAAAATCCGCCCCTCTGCGACGTCCTGAGCCGATGCCCGATACCGCAACAATATCGCTCATCATTTCCGCGGCTCTGTTTGCGCTGACGGTCTTCGATCGTGTTTGGGGCGGGGGCAGCCGCGCCGCCACGGCGCAGGCCGACATGAAACGCTATGTTGATCTTGAGGTGGCGGCGCTCCGGAAAGACGTGTTTCTGAAGCACGACACCAGCGAGGGAAATGTCGGCCAGGCGCTTCAAGCATTGAAGGATACCGCTCATCGAATGGAGCTCGAAGCGATGCAGTTTCGCGCTGTGTCGGCTGAGACTTACATGCGGCGCGATAGCTACTACAAAGCGATGGGAGAGCTCAAAGCCGACGTGAAGGATGCGTTCGAGAAGATAGACAAACGACTCGAACGCATGGAAGACACGATGGCCGCCAACCGTAAATCGGACAAGGGCGGCTGACTAGGTCACTCGCTGTGGCGACGACTCGGGCACGTACTCATAAGTTCGCCTCACGTCTGCTTTGAGGCGCAACCGGAAAACGTTAGCTCACTCTGAGCTTTACCGCTTTTGACCCGAAACGGACTTCCCCCAACTTGGCGGTACTGTCCCTCTCATTGCTATCGGGCAGTGTCAGCGCGGTTGGCGCCGGCGCCGAAGCGCCGGCGCGATCAACTTTTATTGGGCCGAACCCACCGTTGTTTGCGACTTCACGACCGGCGGCGGATTCCATTTGCCGGTCAGCGCTTCCGACTTCGGCGCGTACAGGCGCATCGTCAGATTGAATGGCGCCTTTGGCGCGGGAAGCCAGTTGGCTTCGAGCTCCTTGCCGGGGCTCGCGTTCTGGAAATAGAGGTCGAGCGAACCATCGGCATTGTACTTGAACGGCATCCAGCTGGAGACCGCAAAGCGGTTCAGCGTGTTACCGACCTGGAAGCCCTCCTGATCGTAGAGCGTGATCGACCAGAACGCATTGACCGGCGGCGTGGCGCCCTTCTCGAAGGTGATGGTGTATTTGTTTGCGCCATCGAGCGGCTTGCCGGATTCATCGGCGAGATTGAGCGGATAGATGGCATCCTCGACCACGTTCGCGCCCAGCCCCTGCTGCGAGAGAATGGCCCGCTTCAGGTAGTAGTTGCCATAGACGCCCACCGTATCGGTGTTCATCGACCAGCCGTTGGCAACCCGCGCCAGCGTCGGCAGCTTCCAGGCCATCAGCTTCTGCGCATCCTGCGGTGCGGTTTCCACCGCCCTCTGCACGGTGGGATCGAGCTTGCCGATGTCAAAGCTCTTGCCGACCTCGATGCCGATTTTCTTCATCTGCGCGAGGATCGGCTCGTCGGTGATATGAGGCGGATGCAGCTTGAGCAGCTCTGCCGCATTGGCGAAATAGACGCCCGCCGACATCGTATCGACCTGGACCTTTGGCGGCGTCTTCATGTCGACGCTTGGGTCGGGCTTGAATTCGACCGGCTTGGGCGGTTTGCCATACTCGGAAAGAAGCGTGACCTTGTAGCCGGCCTGGATCTTGTGAACTGCAGGATAGTCCGGCGGGCCGTCGGTCTTGGTTCGGCCGATCAGCCAGACGTAGGGTGTTGGCGCGTTGATGCGCTGGGTGTCTTTCGGAAGCTTGAACTCCTCGGCGAATCTGTCGCGCAGATCCGGCCGCCAGCCTGGGGGCGTCACCAGAAACGTCCCGGCCTTGGTGCCCGTCGTGCGCCAGCCTGGCGACGCAAAAACATCGGTCCACATGTCGAGCATTGGCAGCAAATAATAGCGTCCATCGGTATCCGGCGCCGAGATGACGACGGGCTCCTTGGTCATATCCAGCCACGAGGCGGAATACAGCGTATCGAAGTTGGAGCGCACCACGCCTTTGAAATCCGCCGGCGGGTATTCGGCCACGTTCACGAACGTGTTCATCGGCCCCTTGAAATCGGTGGTGCCGTTGGTGAACTGCTTGCGGGATACGTCCATCGACAGCAGCGGGTAGAAATAAACATAGGCGTCGACAGCGATGGCGTGCGCCTCCTGTTCGGTGATGGGCGCTACCGATTGGGCTAGCGCCGTAGGTGCTGTCGCACCAAGGCAGAGAGATAACGTCAGTGGCAGGATTCCTCGAAACATGTCGAACCTCCTTTTCTGATTTGTTGATTTTTGAAGTCGTCGCGCACGGCCTCGCTCAGACCTCCTTCTTTACCGCCGGAGATTTCCACGAGCCGTTAAGGATCGATTGTCCTGGGCCAATACATCCGCAGCATCGGAAGAAAGTCGCCCTTCGGAGCCGGTAGCCAGTTGGCTTCCTTGTCCACGCTCGGCGACTCGTTCTGAAAGTAAAGCGTCAACGATCCGTCGGCGTTAGGCTTCGGATTGTCGCGCGCGCTGACGGTGAATTTGTTGGTTACGGCGAGCATTCCGAAAATCTGATTCAATATTGAGGTGCGCATGACATCATTCCTTATACAAAAAACGACGGAACGACTTGAAGCATTCACGCTTGGGCGCCGCGAGGGCGCGTATTTGCAGGAGAAGGTGCAACGTTGCCGCATCTAACACCAAGTGGCGCATGCGGAATCGAATTAGGCGTGGTGAAAAAGATTGCTATGAGGCGATATTGGATACTTCTTGATACCTCCTCGCGAGGGGAACTATAGCACAACCTAACAATGAGGGCCAGCCATGATCACTGCTTGGGCCTCAACCGCCAAAACCGGACAACCGGCATTTCCGTGATTGCGCTGGACATCCAAAATCGGACGCGAATGGCACAAAGCAGCGGTCCAGGATTGTCCGCTCTAGGCCCGCTACTGAGGGCCAAGCGGACGTTCCTCCCTACTTTTGTGATACACGGCCTGGGAAGTCACGCGCTCCGCAATCGCTTGAAAGAAGCCACACTCGATGCCGCTAAACGGCGCGCTACTCCGGTGCATCGCTTCGACGACCGCGAACAGTAAGGCCGGATTGTCGTTGCTGTTCATATAGGCGATGCAGGCCTCACCGTGGGATCGTCCGATCTTGTTGTCGGCCGCCCAATTTCCCGTGGACTTTACATTCCAACAATTAGTTGTGTCGTCGCTGATTAAAACGAAAGGTAGCATTCCTAAATAGTCCACGGCCCCGCACTCCCTTTAGCATACGCAACTTCTGATCTAATTTCTGATTATCAGAATTTCCATCCTAGTTTCGTTGGAGTCAACACATTTGTTCTCGCTCCGTTCTTTTCGATCTTACCGTGATTTCGAGGATCAATGTTTTCGCCGCAAGGCTGAAAGTCGACAGCTAAGCTATTGTTCTTTAAAGGCATTTAAGACGGCCTGAGACCTACAGATTGCGAAAGTCGATCGGGATTCCGTTGAACTCAGCCGTTCTGATCGCGGTGGCCATGCCAGGCGAGATGCCGAGATCCTGGTAAACCACCATGCGGTCGGCTTTACGCAGCCAGGCGTGGCCGGCGTTGATCCCTGTGGCTCGCTGAACAGGATCATTGTCGTCGAGCACGCCGGGCTGCGTGAACAGCAGATGCGGCGCGATCGGCGCCTCCTGGTTGATGATCGCGCAGGCACGCAGGCACGCGCGCGCATAAGCGACGTTGCGCTCGATCTCGCCGGCATAAGGAGACTCGAGCACGACGAGCGGCATGGCGTGGGGAGGTCGGAGAAGCGTCATCCTAGCAATTCCTCTAAATCGCTCGGCGCACCGAGCAGCGTGTCGACGTCATCCATGAGCCCGAGCAAACCGCGCACATCGACGGGGTCAAACTTTCCGGCGTCGTCGCCCCATGCGGTCCAACCCGGCCGTGACTCGCGCGAGAAGAGCTCGATATAAGGACCGTCGACCAATGCCTCGATCCGCTCAAAAAGTTCGTCGGGCTTGCGCGAGTGCTCGCGTCGCGGGGTCATGATCAGACGCTCGACATTCTTGGCGCGACGCTTTGGAGCACCTATCGTCGATAGCAACCATTGGTGCCCAGAATCTTCCCCGTTTGCGTCGACGCCCACTAAGCATTGCTCAGGGTTCGCGCGCGTCCAATAGCCCATGCCAATGAAGGAGGAGCCAGCCCTGTTTGTCTTAGCCCAATAGAACCCGACAGTCTTGTATCGGAAGCCCCAACTACGGATTACATCCGTAGCGATCTCAAGGTGCGTATCGGTCACCCACATGAACAGCACGCAGTTCTTCGCGGCTAGGTCGGCGACGGGCAGGTTCTTGATGTCTTCGATCGACATCACTTTGTATTTCGGTGACCGCGCTGCCCCCTTGTTCGACCTAACGGCGAACTTCCATGGGGGATCTGCCAAGATCACCTGATAGTGCTGGCGCCTTAATCCAGCGAATGGTCCCGAATTGATGATCACGATCAGCCCAGTAGCTCGTCGACTTCGGCGATGGGGTCCGCGAGCCCGAGCAGGTCTTCGCCCGCATCAGTGGCCTTTGGCTGATAGGTCTCCCAATTCGGTATCTTCTCGCCCGGCAGGTACATGAAGCCTTTCGATCGCCGTAGGGTCGGAAACCGCCTCAGAGCGTTTTCCAGCGCTTCCGCCATCGCGTCATGGGCAGTGTCGGCAATCGCGTATTCGAAGATCATCGAGTCGAGAGAACGTACGTTCCCCAGCCAGAGGCCATCGGTGCGCCGAAACAGGTTGTTCAACCTGAAGCCGGTTGTCTCAATTTCTGACACTAGCTCTTCGAACGTTTTCATCGTCACCCCAGCAAATCGTCTACGTCAGCAGAGACTTTCGCAGCGGGCGCTTTGGTTGCCGCTACCGGCGCATTGGTCGTAATTGCCGGAGCGCCGACAACGTGTCCGTGCCTTATATCGTAGTCCTCGCAGGCCAGCAGTCGTTCAAGCGCCTTGGCGATGGACTCACTCGGCGATGCGGCGCATTGCGCAGAGTAACCGTTCGTGCGTCCCAATTTGATATAGGTCTGCCAACGATCTCCGACACGGATCGTGTTGATCATCGCAATACGGCCTTCGCTGGCCAATGAGTCGAGTTGCGCGAGGTCGGCGGCGACAAAGTTGTCCGGCATTTAAATCATTCCCAGCGCGAGCATGTAGGTTTCCAGGATAGTTTCCTGTTCCTGCCGCTCGTTTGCATCTTGCTTTCGAATTTTAACGATCGTCTTCAGCGCCTTGACGTCGAAGCCGTTGCCCTTCGCCTCGGCGTAAATATCTTTGATGTCGTCGGCGATGGTTTTCTTTTCTTGTTCAAGGCGTTCGACGCGCTCGATAATCGCCTTCAGTTGCTCTTTGGCGTAAATTGTAGCGTTATGGCCCGGAGGAATAGCGTCGTCGTCGAGCAAATCGACGGTTGTAGACTCTTGTTCATTGCCCTTTTTCTTGCCCACAGTATTGCTCCGTGCGAGGATTGCATTGTTGCAACGCCGCCAGTGACTCGTCAACTCGTAGTTGATGTTTGCGACATTAATTTTTCAAAGTTCGTTTCGATCACCTGGGCCGGATATCCTGCGCGATGCAACGCCATCAATTGCGCCAATGGACTGAGATCAGCCGCTCGATCTCGATACTCGGTGAGACACTGCCGCATTGCCTTCAGATAGACGCGATTTTCCACGCTAAGCGGCGCCGCACTCATGACGGCGTCACCGTCATTTCGAACGTGCGTCCGATGAAATACGCGCGCCGGCTCTGATCGGTCAAAGGCAAACTAAATTCGATCGAAACCACCGGCACCCAATCTGCACGGCCGATCGCATGGCCCTGCGCGGTGATCTTCACCCTGTCTCCGAGGTCGTCGAGGGCCGTGACGTGCGCCTTAACTTTCATGCCCCTCCCCCATCGCTTCAGAAAATAGAACGCCTTGCGGATCTTGCTCTACGCGCGGCTTGCCGACGCTGGCGCCGTGAATGCTCTTATCGCTGTAGTCGAACCCGCACCGGATGCAGATGCCCCGCGCCAGTTCGGTCATCTCGTGGTGCGTCAGCTTTGATGTGTAGCCGCCTGCCGAGGGACGTCGACCGTTTGCAATTCGACGCAAAATTTCGACAACGTCCCCGGGCAGCGGCTCTGACATTACGCGGCAGCAGCGGTTTCGTTGGTGATGCTCGCCAGGAGTTCTTCGTCCTCCGGGCTTAGTTGCTCCAACTTCGGCGCGACGATCGGCTTGGCGTAGGCGTCCAATGCGGCGTCGTTCATGGTCGCAACCCGCGAGTCCTGCACGATACGAAGGGCCTGCTCGCCGAAATCCCGCAACCGAACCGTCTGCTGGATACCCAAAGTCTTGAAGACGTCGCGCTCGCGGGTCAGTGTGGCAAGAAGCTCATCCTTGGCCGCGAGCTCGGCCGAATGCTTCGCTAAGGCTTCGTTCATGGCCTTGTCGTGCGAAGCTTTAACGCGGGCGATCTCGTTGTCCGCCTCGACGATCGCGTTGTTCAGACGACCGTTTTCCTCTTTCGTCTGCGCGAGTTCGTCTTTTGTCAGCATCAGATCACGGTTGAGCTCATCCCATTTGATCTGGGCGGTAACAAAAGGGTTTTCCAGCGACGCTTCGGCTCTGGTCACGGCGACTTTCCTTTCGATGAATTTGTTCAGTCGAGTTTTGACGCGTCGGCGCCAGGGCGGCCTTGCAACTGCGATCTCAGGCGGTCGCCTGTGCACGACGAAAGTAGGTGCAGGAGGGAGAGCAGTCCGATGAGCGATTTCCATTTGCTGGCACTCATCGCTTCATTTTCTTGTAGATGGCAAAACCAACGATGACCGGTATGCCGAGCGGCCAAATTGCGACCAGCGCGAAATCGAAATCGTTGTCCTCAGTGATCGTGGGAAGAAGGTCGCCCGTTCGAGGCCGGCCGAGGTCCTGTACTAGCCTGGCTGCGACCACGACACCCGCTGTCCAAATGACGAGGAACGCAAGCGCGCCAAATGGGCCGGCTTTGATTCCTGCGACGACCAGGCCAAGAACGACGAGAACCAGCGCTAACGAAGCAATCATAGTCGTGTCCGATCTTGTCTCATTAGCCGACGCTGCAGGGTGGCGCCGTCTCAACTTTGGAAAACATAATCAACTATTAGGTGACTCGTCAACGTAAATTCGCTCTGACCCCCCTTTGATTTTTCAAAAAGGCGAAACCGAAAATGAAAATTCGTTTTTCAGGATTCTTTTCCCGAGAGATTCTTGAATCTTTAGCGGCATAATAAGAAATCTGTGGTGCTACGATTCGCACCGCTCGGGACTCTTCCATGGTCTCAACCATCTTCGACGACTATCGCAACGGCTCGCCTCGGATCGCTGCCTGGTACGCGCACTACCTCGCAAAGGGCTGCTCGACCACCAAGGCCGACTCTGTCGCTCGTCGGAAGGTGTCGCAGTCGCACACCTGGCCGCCCGGGACCGTCGCTAAACCCTAAGTCATTAAAGGAAACTACTTCGCGAGCGCGCGACCGGCCGCGGCTGCCTCGTCGAGCTTGTGCTTGAAGCAATAGAACTGCTCGACCCAATCGGTGTTGGATTCCGGCGATCGAACGGCCTTGTTCTGACAGACCTTGTCAAATAGTCGCATGGTGTCGGACGTGCGCCGATCGGAGGGATCTCCGGTGTAGTGCAGCTTCCACATCTGAGCTCTCAGCTTGTCGACGCCGGCTTTGCCGATCTGCTGCTTCTCGATGCAGACCTCCTGATAGTGCGCGGAATAGGGAAAGCGGTTCTCGCAAAGGCTGACGATTTGCTGCCTGGTCAGCGCTTCGATCGCGGCCCCCGCATCGGCCCTCGCCGCTCGATCGGAGGCGAACAAACCCAGGGCGAGAGCGACCATCAAGCCGAGAATTCGCATTTCAAAACCTCACATCATTCCTCGTCTCGTTTATCAACTTTTGGTTGGTCTCGCAAGAATATGGATTCTTGAGTGGAAATCTTCCGAAATAGCGATTCTTGAGTCCAAAGCCCCAAAGTAAAATAGCGCGCGTGCCGATCCGTCTGAACGCCACCACTGGTTGAAGCCGTCGGCGCGCGATCGAGCGCCGGCAGAAAAATTTCTCGCGAGCGCGCGGCGCCGATCGAACGCGAGTTGATCGCATACGAACTAATCGCGCTATTTCGTCGCGGCAACGGGCAAAGAAAAACCCGCCTGGTTTGGCGGGGCTTTCGAGTTCAAGAGATGAGAGGCGGGCTTAAAACAGCATGCGCCAAAGCGCGCGGGCCCCGTAGAACGCCGCGGCGCCTAGTGCGGACAATATCAACAGTCCGCCGGCCCAACCCGCGGCGAGCGCTAACAGGCCTTGCAAATAGAGCCCCCATGATATCGGCCGCGCGGATCTCGCGACGCTGACGGGCGCGAAATGCTCGGCCCTCTTTTCGGTCGAGATGGCCCCCAACGCGCAAGCCGGCAGATTGACCCGGGCGAGCTCGCAAGGTTGCGGCGTTCCATTCGCCCCGACAAACGAGACTAAGGCCTGCCCTGGCGCCATGGTCGCGATGAGCTCGGCCGCGTCTAGTCGCGGGTTGCGCGGCAACGTCTCGGCCGCGGCGCGAATCTCTTTCGCGTCTTTGCCCGTGGCAGCCCTCAACGCATGCTGAACCCGGTTTGCCAATTGGCCGGCCACGGTCGACGGAATATCAGCGGGCGATTGCGTCGCGAAATAGACTCCAACGCCTTTCGATCGGACAAGCCGAATTATCTGCTCTATCCGCTGCAACAGAGCGGGCGGACAATTGTCAAAAAGCAGGTGCGACTCGTCGAATATGAAAACGAGGCGGGGCCGGTCGAGGTCCCCTACTTCCGGCATTCTGTCGAATAGATCGGATAACAGCCAAAGCAAAACCGTTGCGTAAACGTCTGGGGTTTTGATGAGCTCATCGGCCGCTAGGATCGATATCAGGCCTTTCCCGTCTCGCGTTTCGATGAGCGACGCAGGATCAAAGCCGGGCGGTTCAAAGACGCTAACCGCTGAACTTAGACGCAATAGCGCGCGCTGAATCACGCCAATGGAGGCAGGCGAGACTTGCCCTAGCGTCGCGGATATCATCTCGCGTTGCGCCAGCATTTGCCCTAGGATCTTGCGAAAGTCTTTGATGCTTTCCAGCCTCGCGCCCGTGGCTGTGGCATATGCAAAAGCGATATCAACAACTAACGCCTGAACGTCGCTTAGGCCTAGCGTTCGCGAAAGCATAGCCGGCCCCATTGCAGCGATTGAGATGCGCAACGGGCTGCCCTGCTTTCCGTAGCAGTCAAGAAATTGAACGGGACTAGGGCCTGTCGCGAGGCCCGCTATATCGCCTTTGACGTCCGCGAGGAAAACCGGAACGCCGATTTTAGAAAAGCCTTCCGCCAACGTTTGCAGCGTCACGGTTTTGCCGCTACCCGTGGCGCCCGCGATCAACCCATGGCGGTTAGCATATCGCCCCCGCAAAAAAATGCCGGGGGCGAGCTCAACCGATTTAGACGCATGCGCCGCGGCTATCTCATCGGGCGATAGATAGCGGGCCCCGCCCGTGGTTGCGTTGTCATGCGCAACCTTTTCCGCGACGCTGAAAAAACGCTTGCCCATGATTACCTGTAAAACGTCGCTTTCGGGTATTGCTTGCGGATCTCGGCTTTCGCCTGGTCGCGCGTTGCTGCCCTAAAAAATCGATCGATAGTACCGCAATCCGAACCCGCCCAATAGAGGGGCTGCCCGATTCCCCAATAGGCCCCGCCGCTGTCATAGCCGCCGGAGTTAATCGGGATTTTGCGAAGCGAGACCTTAACCGCTGTTTGCACCGTGTTAGCCAATGCAAAGGCTTGCGCGCGCAATCGTTGTGCTTCTGCGTGACATTCGTCCGCGTCAGAATGTTCGGCATAGCGGCGCAGCCGTCCCGCGCGTTCCTCTAACTCGCGGGCTTCCTTTACAAGCCTTTCGGCCTCTTCTTTAGGATCGGTCCCTTTAGAAGGTCTGCCCATGCTGGCGCCATACTTCAGCGGTCCGCCATTCCAGCCGCGCGGGGCTAGATTCGGTTGTGCAGTCATTGGTTTATTCCTCATCTGAGAGTTGAGATTTTAGGCGTAGTACCGCAGGCCATCGTCTGCGGCCTTGAACCATCGCTTTTTGACTCGCGTTCCCTTGTGACAACATTCCTCAACCGGGAACGTCCGGTAATGCGTCGCACCGTGGCCGAAATTGATTTCGCCCTTTGTCGGGGGCCGATGATATTTGCACTCGGTTACATCCGGACGGACCGGAAGATAACCGCCAGCGTCTAGGCGAACTTTGGCCATTGCCTAGCCTTTCAAAACGATGGCCCAAACGCCGATCATTCCGACAAAGCCCGCGATAGCTGCGAACTCGATTAGGTCGAAAAGCCCGGCTAGGGCGACTGCATAAATCCGCTTCATCGACTCACTCGTTAGTTGAGATTGTAGACACTATTCGGGCTTTGGTGCCATCCCTTCCGGGGACCAAAGAAAACCCGTGCTTTCGATCGCCGCGCGGAATTCGGCGATGAGGGCCGGCAAGCGTTCAATCAATTTTTCTTTGAGCTCAACCGATTCAACGGATAGTTGGGCATTTGTCGCACCGTGCCAGATGGCCGCGTTGCGGGCCTTTTCGAATTCCCGTTCTTTCCCCTCGCCCCATGCTGTGGCGACGCGGACGAATTTGGGATTACACATTTGCAGGGCGTACAGGAAATCTAGGGCCGATTGCTCGCTATCAAACGGGCATTCATGCCAGCGTTCCGCAAAGCCCCCGAACGTGTATTTCGGCCCATACTGATGCTTTCCCGGCTTGCCCTGGTCGCTGTGATAGATCGCCAAAACCTCAAAGTCATAGCCGGACGAATTCCCCGGGAACGGTTTGCACGACTCGAGCCATTTAACGAACTTGCGGCCGGGGGCGTGCTTTATGGGATTGTCCCCGAATTGAACGAAGGTATCAAAAGAACGGGCCTCGCCCTTGCGCTTGCCGTAGTGGTCGCGGTCCCCGGCAAAATAGACCGTGTTAGCGAGGTAATGCATGGGGCCATCTGTGCTGCACAAATGCCATTTGATGAGCGGGGCGAGCTCGGGAAACACGCGCGTGATGTCGTCATGCAAACAACCGCAAGCCTCAACGTCGCGGCGCCCTGGTACGCGGACCTCGCCCGTTATCGCGAAAGTGTTGTGGCCGTTACCGCATTCGTCATCAAAACGCATTTCCGCGCGTAGCTGTGCGCCGTGGCCGTAGCCCTGGATTGGTCGCTGGGTCGATATCCAAACTTGCTTGAACCAAAGCCCCGGCGCTTGCCCTGGTTTCGTTGTCCGATGTGTTAGGCGCCCGGTAACGCCCAAAACGGTCAATTCCCTATCGCTGTCAAATGTCGGCATTTGTTTATTCCTCAGTTGTTCGGCTCTTGTCACGATTATTCTCAATGCTTAAGATCGGAGTGGAGGCGGGAATTTCTCCCCGCCTCCGGCTACAGCTAAGCGAACCAGCGGAGGGTTAGGCGGAACCAGCGCCTAGCCCTTTTGCTTTTCCATCTCAGCCGCAGCACCAAGCGCAGCTTTCGCATTGCTCAGTCCTCCGATTCCGACACGCGGGATTGCGTGCGGGGTGCAAGCGCACCGCTCATGACACCGCGCGGCTGTCATGGAGGCTGCGCTGGCGTTATCGGCGAATCTCATTGTAGAAATCTCACCTGTTAGTTGAGTTATTGGGCAAGGCTAGGGCGCGATTGATCCTGCGAGACTGCACAGGAAACGACGCGATAGAATTGGCGGGAATGCCGCAACTTACCTTCCCCGCTACCACGGTTGCCGAATGCAAGGCGCCGATACATAGCCTCGAAAGCATCTTCCGGTGAGCGCAGCCAGAGTCGCGCAGTCCAATCGCAACCGGTCAACGTTGAACGAAAACAGATATCGTAAGCCTTGCGCGGTGCGGGCTTGCCGACGGGCTTAAAGTTCATAGCGGCGACTCCGGTTTGTTCAATTATTCGACTATGAACCTTGCGGGCTATAAGTCAACTGATAGTTGATAAAATAGCCATCGGTTCTTGCGATTATTTTTGCGCCCGTTTGGCGTCTCGGCTCAAAGCCTTGACAGCGCTGGCGCCTGGTTGGACTCGAGCGATCTGCCGGCCCTGGTCGACGATAGCGGACAACCCTTGCAGCCCCTCGCCCTAGTCGAGAATTCCCATTTAGGAATTGCCTGCGATCGATTGCACGGGCTGCCCTGATCCATAGGCCTGCCCGTGGTTAGGATGGCAGGGCTGCCCCTCATCTCTCGCCCTATGGCAGGCGCCTAGCCGGCTTGCCCTGTGCGTTAATCTAGGATCGAAGCGGACAAGGGCGCGCATGATCGGCAGGCCTATGACTGCCCTGCCTACGGGCTGCCCTACTATTCTGCGTTACCTGGTAGCGATTGCAGTGCACAGGGGCAGGCCTGACCCAATGGCATAGGACAATGTGAGACAGATAATATTCCTATGTATCACAGCGTGTCAGTGCCTCAGGATCATAGGGCGCCAAACGTGTCTCGGCTTGTGTCATCGGGTATCAGGTTGGCTACGGGTCCCTCCCCCTGCAGTCGCGTTCCGCGGGGGGCGCAGAGCCGGGGTTTTCGAGAATTTTGGGAATTTCGTCATAGGACACCCGGTGTTTTTCGTAGCGACTTTGAATGTTTTTATCAGGTTGTCTCAGATGCCGGCGTAAGCGAAAGTCGGAGCGCAGGGCTCGACGCTTAGCGGTAAGCCGCCTCTGCAAGAGAACGGGGGTTTCGTCATGAAGGATTATCAGAAGCACCTGGAAAAACTCAGAACGGACGCCGCTGAATGCAGACTGATCTGCGATCTCGCCACAGACCCGGCAAAGCGTGAACTCTTCGACAGACTGGCTCACCATCTCACCACCCTTGCGGATCTTGTTGAGCAGGAAATGCTGAAGCGAACGCCAATGACCGGCTAATTCAACCCGGGACGGGTGGTCACAGCACGGCAAATTTCGCCACGGTGCCGTGACCGGCTCGAAGCATCTGATTTTATTTTATTATTTGTGGATGGTCACAGTGGTCATAGTGGTCACAGCACATATCCCGCGTATGCGCGCGCTCGTGGAGGGGTCTGATCCGTAACCGAACGACGTCTGTACGACTCTGGGAAATTTTCGGCCCGCTTTTCCGTGACCACCGTGACCAGGTGTCTTTTTTGACGGCATGGCAATGATTTACGCCGGTCACAGCAAGCAAAAACTGCTGTGACCGGTCATAGCAATGCTGTGACCAGGGCGGATTTAGCCTAACAAATCGTCGTCTTCGGGGACTTCTGAGGCCCATTCAATCGGGCTGCCGACCATTTTTTCGAACTCGGCGCGGCACTCCGCAAGGCGCGGAATCACGTAGAAAAGGTGCCGATTTTCACCCGTTCGAGGGCGCATTTTTCTGATCGACGGGAAAATCTGATGAACGCGACGTCCGAAAGTCGCGGCGTTGAGCGGATCACCCTGATATCGGCGTCGTCTCAGCCAGTCCTCGTAATTGAGACGGAAGTCGTCGGTCGTGACCTTGATCGAGGCGTCCTCCCACGTCACTTCGACGTCCTCGAACATCGAATCCCCAGGCGCGCGGCCGGAAGACAGGATTTCGAACAGCCATTGCTCGATGCCGCGGAGCGAGGCGATTTTCTGATCGCGTAGGCCGGTGGTCATCGGCGGGTTGCGCACGTCGAAGCCAGTCAGATCGAGGTCGAGCAGATGGTGCAGCAGCGCGGCGCGACCGCCGCGGTGCATTTCCTCGCGCAGCTTGGCAAAGTAGACGGTGTCGCGCGCCCTGGTGTCGGCCACATTGAGCACGCAGAAACGGCGCTCGTCGAAAGTCGCTGGCACGATCCAGTCTTCGTTCGAACTGATCACGATCCGCAGCACCGACAGAACTTGAAACGCGTTGATGCCCTTGCTCTCGATCATCACCTGCTCGGACGTGATCAGGTGCTTCAGTTGTCCCTCGGCCTTCTTGTCGCCGGCCCAGAAGCCTTCTTCGACGTGCAGCAGTAGGGTTTTTTCCTGATGCGCGTTGAAACGACCGATGAGATGTTCGGGGTTCGAGATTTTGGTGTGATGGTGCGGGAAAAGGCCGCCGACGTAGTCGCCGATCGTGTCTTTGCCCGCGCCTTTGCGGCCCTTCATCACGAGCGCGGTGCCGGGCTTCTCCCACGGGCGTTGAACCATGTGGGCGAACCAGCGGATCACCCATTGATAGGCGTTTTCGTCGCCGGCACATACGTTTTCGCGCAGGTGGTCGAGGAAGCGCGCGCAGGATGACGACGGATCGGGCTCGACAGCGAAGCCCTGCCAATGGTTGTAGGCGCCTTCGGGCCCGCCTTGCGGAGCAAACACGATCCCGTTCGGATAGCTGCGACGAGCCTTGTGCCGCATCCAAGCCTTGGTGACCGGCTCGGTGGACTTCTCAGTCGCGACCCGATCGTTTTCGTAATAGTTATAGACGTCATGCACCGATCCGTAGGATGTGGTGCCGTCTTTTTCGAAGGTGAGGATCACCGTCTTGCCTTTTACGAAGGCAACGGCGTGTTGTTTGTTCAGCTTTGCGATCCGCTTCGGCACATGGCCGAGCTCGTGATGCACTTCAGCCTGTTTGAGCTTGCGAACGCGCTCCGGCTGCTCGGTAATCGTGCCGGCGCCCTCCCCGAGCAGATCGTCAACGTCGTCCGCGACCTCGGGATTCTCGACGTCGTCGCCTTGGTCATCCTCATCGCCGAGATCGTCGAAGGCGTTCATCAATCGAACTTCCTTCGCGGCCGACAACAGGGTCGCCATGCGAACGGGTTTGCTCGATTGCCGAAATGAACGCCAAACTCGGCGTTGATCTTCGGGATCGTATTTGTCGGAGGCGGCCGAGAACTCGACCCAGGCCCTGTAACCCTCTTTGCCGCCGTTGAACTCGTGGTGCAACGCCATGCCGACCTGTAGCCAGCCGTCGCGGTCCTCGCGCCAGGTGTCGGTCGGCAGGTCCGCCAGGATCTCCTTTGCCTCGGCGATCGAGAGGCCGAGCGCATTGGTGCGGACGTCGGTTTCATCTCTGCTCGGCGGCTCCCAGCCGGCGATGCGCGCAGCAGGAATGATCGGGCCGACGCCGAGCTCGACGAGATCCGCGGGCCATTCACGCTCCCATTTGTAGCGCTTGCCGGTGTCGGGGTGGATCGAGGGCGGCACGACGACCTGCTTGCCAGTGCCGAAGCGCTCGATTTCCCAGGCCCAATGCGCCTTTTTGTCCTTCCCGATGATTTTCTCGGTCGAGTGACGCAGCTTTTTCGACGGGAATGGTCGATCGGTCAGGAAATATAGATGCCGGCTCTCACCCATCGAGCCCGAGATGACAGATGGCAGCGAACGCGCTCCCGGAATGAGTTCGAGCAGCGCGTGCCAGGCCTCATCGGCCTTGTCCGGATCGCGGATGTCGAGGTCGATGCAGTGAAGGTATAAATCGCTGAAAAACGACGGCTCGCCAAGGCGAACGCCGAGATTATAGCCATCCCGATAGGTCTTCGTGAGGGTGGCGAGTGAAGCGACGCGTTCTGTCGACCAGCTATCGTTGACCGGCGCTTTCGAACGCGGCCTTAGCCAGTGTAGAGCGAATCCCCAACTCGACAGCCGTTCGGCTTGGTCGAGCACGCGGCAGCCTTATTTCTTGAAGACGAATGGATAAAATTCTTCGATCGTGACGCGCCCGCGGGCCTTTTCCACAATCAGCATCGCCAGCGCTGGCACGCAATGATTCGTGCGGACCGGCTTGCAGATGCCTTCATGAGTGTAGCCCAGCTTTCCTGCGACAGCTTTCAGGTCGAGCATCCTAGTCCCGCTCTTGCGAACCAGGTTCGGAAAAGCCTTCTTCAGCACATCGTAAAGCGGGCCGCGCGAGTATTCCCCGGTTTCCGGATCGAGGGTGACGATCGCCACCAATCCGGACTTTTTCTTAGGTTTGGTCATTCCCGACTCCTGGATAGTGCGCAGACGCTAGTTGAACACTGTCGAACGAGTCAACCTCGATATTTTTTATCACCTAATAGTTGACACTAGGCATTCGATCGTGGTCATGTCGTCTCACTGCAAATCACATCACCCGGAGAATCGTCGCATGTCCCTTGAGGCAGCACTCGCCAAACTGACTGAGACTATCGAGAAGAACAATACGCTCCTTGCTGCCGCCAATGCGCGCGGTGACAAGGCGCTCGCTGCCATCGGTGCCGGCAAGGATACCGGCAAGGACGCGGCCGGCGGCAAGGGTTCCGGCAAGGGCGCCACCGGCAAGGATTCCGGCAAGGACCCCGCGGGCGGCAAGGAAATCGAAGAGGACGCGTTCAACAAGGCCCTCGCCAAGTATCTCGGCACGGACGACGAAAAGCTACTCGCCACTCGCAAGGCGTTCTTCAAGAGCGTGCTTGCCAAGGTCGACGCGGCCAACGCGAAGAAGATCAACGCGTCCGATCGCGCCCAGGTCATCGAATGGGTCAAGGCCAGCATCAAGGACCCGGAATTCGCGATCCCGAGCGACGAAGCGGGCGACGGCGGCAGTGAGGAAGAGGAAGACGATCTGCTGTCGTAAATCTCAACTGTTTGTTGAGATTCGAGAGGTTCCCCGGTGCGGCCGGGGGACTTTTCGGCGGAAGGCTGGATACGGGAGAGCGGTCCCTAATCAGCCCTGCTCGGCGCCCGCGCGGAGCGGGCCGGCCTTCCGCCGAAAAGTCGAGAACAGGAGTGGTCATTTGATCGTAGTCGCTTGCGCTGCTGCGCTGGTCGCCGCCGGCGCCCTACTCACCGAGTCTAAGCGCTTGTTCTTTACGAGCGCGGGCATCGCCGTCGTCATGCTCTGCATGAAATTCCTGCCGTAGCGAAGGGGACCCCGATGGAACGCGTTAAAGTCATCAAGAACGCCGAGAAGCCCGAGAGCAAGGAAATCCTTGCCGAGGCGATAGTGCGGATCGGCAAGGCGTTCGACGACCTGCGCAAGAGCGGTCTCAACGAGCAGGCGATCGTCGTTCTGATCCATCACGAAACCAAAATTTCCATGCGGGACATCCGTACCGTTCTGAAAGCGCTGTCGCAAATGCGCGGCTGGTACTGCCGTAATCCGTCGTGAACATTCAGTGGGGCAAGCAGGTTTCGAAGTTGGAGCGGCTTTTGCGCGAACTGCAAGAGGTCGAGAGCGCTGCTTCGGAAATGCTTCAACGCCCCGACTGCAAACACGGCATCAAGATCGACATGAGCCGGCGACGAATTCGAGACTCGATTTTGTACGTGCAGGCCTCAATAGCGGAAAGCAAATGACGCAACTGCTTCTCATCCCGTTGATGCTGGCTCTCGGCGGCTGGGCTTCGCAAGACACGCACGCCGAAAGGCGCCTCCAAGAGAGGGAACGCGATCGTCCGAAGTTCGAACGGCTGCTCGATCAAGAACTAATCGATCGAGATCGTCTCTACGAGTTCTACATCGAGCAGCAGCACCGGGAGCGCGAATTGCGATGTCAGAAGCGTTCGATTCGATATCGGTGCCCGGAGGCATATGAATGAGACGTTGGCACATTCGCATTCAGCGACGCTGCAACTACAACGGCATGTTTCCGCGGAACGATTGGCGCGCCTATCGGGAATTTCTGGTCTGGCCGAAGACGTTCTCGACTAGCGCTGAAGCCGAAGAGTTCATGGAGCGCTGCTTCACTTTCAAGGGCATCTATGGTCGCAAGATGAGCGCTTCGGTCGTTGACCGCACTATTCCAACGACGGGAGTTCGCTGATCGTGTCCGAAGGTCACTCCGAACACGCTCCGTCGGGGGCCGACTCGTGGATGGTCTGCAAGGGCTATATCAATGCCACCCGTGGCCTCCCCGACAAGGCGACGATCTTTGCCGCCGAAGGGACCTGCGCGCACACGATCCACGAGACTTGCCTGCTGCTCGGTTGCGATCCCGATATTTTCCTCGGACGGAAGATGTCGGCCGACGGGTACGATTTCGTTGTGGAGCCGGCATGGGTGCGAGCGCTGCAACCCGGTATCGATCGCGTCCGCGAGTTTGCCGGCAAGATGTTCGTCGAGTATCGCGTCGATACTACTCGATGGGTTGGTCTCGATCGCAAGGGGCGGCGCCAGGGCGGAACCCTCGACACCGGCATCGTTGGTAAGAAGCTTGTCGTCATCAAAGATCTCAAGTTCGGCGCCGGGGTGCCGGTGTCGCCCGTGCGCAATCGTCAAATGATGATCTACGCCCTCGGCTTCTGGGACAACGTTGCTCGGCATCTGACTAATGCGACGGATTTCCTGCTCATCGTCGATCAGCCGCGATGCGCTGGCGGTGGCGGAGAATGGGAATGCACTCTCGACGAGCTCCTGGCGTTTGGCGAGGAAGTCAAAGAGGCGGCCGAAGCAACCCGCGATCCTAATGCACCACGCACCGCCTCGGAGAAGGGCTGCAAGTTCTGCCCCGCCGCGAGAACCGGTTGCGACGAGTACGATCGCTTCCAACTCGATATCGTGAGCCAGCTATTCGACGATCTGGATTCCGACGAGCCGCCGAACCTTCCAAGGAAGCTGACGCCGGAGCGTCGCAGCTACGTGGTTCACCATCGCGCCATGTTCACCAAATGGCTCGAACAACTTCATGCGGATTGCTTGACCGACGCCCTAGCCGGCGATCCCACGCCAGGTCTCAAAGCCGTCATGGGGCGTAAGGGCGATCGGCGGTGGCTCGATCCCGCGGTGGCCGAGGCGTTCCTCCTCAAGCGGCTTTCGGCTGACAAAGCTTTCATCAAAAAGTTGATATCCGCACCGCAAGCCGAGAATCTGCTTGCGACGAAGGACTGGAAGCTCGCCACCAAACTAATCACGCAGGACCCCGGCAAACCGATGTTGGTCCCTGACACCGATGAGCGGCCGGCGATCACGCCGACTGCCGATCTGTTCGACGATCTCGATGAGGTCGGCGAAACGAGCGATCTGCTCGGCTAAACATGAAAGGTATGGCCCTATGGCTAAAGAAAGCACCAATGTTCAAGTGCGTCTCGAAAACGTCCGTCTGTCTTTTGCCCATGTGTTTCGTGCACAGAAGCCGAAGCCGGACAAGGACGGCAATGTCGGAGCCGCGAAGTTCAACTGTTCGTTCCTGCTCGATAAAAAGAGCGCGACCGGAAAGAAGAACATCGAAAAGATGAAAGCGGCGATGGTTCAGGCGCGCGACAACAAGTGGCCGAAAAATCCCCCGAAAATCAAACCCGACAAGATGTGTATGCGGGATGGTGATCAGGAAGATTGGGACGGCTACGAAGGTATGTATTACGTCTCTGCGTCCAACTCTAAACGCCCGAAAATTCTCGATCGGGACAAGACGCCGCTGACCGAAGAAGACGGAAAAATCTATTCCGGCTGCTACGTGAACGGCATCGTGAACGTTTGGTGTCAGGACAACGAACACGGCAAGCGCATCAATGCCTCTCTTGAAGGCATCCAGTTCGTGAAAAACGGCGAAGCGTTTGGCGCGGCTCCCCTCGACGATGACGCTTTTGACGACCTCGGCCAGGATGAGGACGACGATGAGAGCGATGGGAAAGGGAGTTCGGCCCGGCGGGGCCGGTCTCTCGACGACGATGACGGGGATGGTGACGACCTTCTCGGCTAATCGAACCTTCGGGGTGTTGGGCGACCGACACCCCGCTTTTCTCTGACCACGTCAGCCAATGAAAACGTCGCTCGCGGACGCTGCGCTGTTCGATACCGAAGTGTATTGGAACTACTTTCTCGCAGCCTTCAAATCGGTGAAGACCGGCAAAGTGCTTCGGTTGGAGAAGTCCGACCGATGCGTCCTCGATCGCAAGAAGCTGCGCCAGGTGCTCAACGAATACTGCACCGTCGGCTTCAACTCCATTCCGTTCGATATTCCGATCGTGTCGGCCGCCCTCGCCGGCTTCAGCAACAAGGCGCTGAAGCAGATCGCCAACGAGATCATTAAGGACGACGCCAAACCCTGGGAAATCTCGCGCACCTACGATTTTGAATTGATCGAGTGCGATCATGTCGACCTGATCGAGATCGCACCAGGGCAGAACAGCCTCAAGATTTACAACGGCAAAATGCACGGCAGGCGCATGCAAGACCTGCCCGTGGACGAGAATGCCGTGCTGACGCACGACGAGATGGACGTCGTTTCGAACTATTGCGTCAATGACCTAGACGCCACCGGCCTGCTGATGCAGACGCTCAAGGAGCAATTGGCTCTCCGCGAACAGATGACCAAGCAGTACGGCGTGGATCTCCGCTCCAAATCGGATGCACAGATTGCCGAGGCCGTAATCAAGAAGGAGTTGAAGCGGCTGACCGGTGAAGAACCGAAGAAGCCGAAGATCGTGCCGGGCAAGCGGTACAAATACAGGGTCCCCGACTTCATCCGCTACGAGTCGCCCGAGCTCAAGGAAGTGCTCGCAAACGTCCAATCCGCCGATTTCGCCATTTCGTCGAGCGGCAAGGTCTTGATGCCCGACGTCTTGAAGAAGGCCAAGATCAGGATCGGCGGTTCGGTCTTTCGCATGGGCATCGGCGGACTGCACTCGTCGGAAAAGAGCATTGCGCACCGGGCAGACGGCTCCACCAGGATCGTCGACCGCGACGTCCGCGGCTACTACCCGCAGATCATTCTCAACCTTGGGCTCTATCCTAAGCATCTCGGGCCGGTGTTCCTACGAGTGTTCAGGTCGTCGGTTGAGCGGCGCAACAAAGCGAAAGACCGCGTTGACGAGCTCAAGAAGCTGGTCAAGTGCGCGAACGATGAAGCGACGCTGCCGAAACAGGAATTGAAGACCAATGAGGACGTCTCCGGCAGCTTGAAGATCGTCAACAACGGCGCCTTCGGCAAGCTGGGCTCGAAATGGTCCGTTCTGTTTGCGCCCGATCTGATGATTCAGGTGACGATCGGCGGCCAACTGTCCCTGCTGATGCTGATCGAGATGGTCGAGCTCGCCGGCTTCCGCGTGATCAGCGCCAACACCGACGGCATTGTCATCGTCTGTCCGAATGCGCGCCAGGCGCGACTCGAGGCCGTTATCGCGGAATGGGAGAAGCGGACCGGATTCGAGACCGAGGAAACCGAGTATCGCGCGCTCTATTCCCGCGACGTGAACAATTACTTCGCCGTGAAGACCGATGGCTCTGTCAAGAAAAAGGGGGCATACGCGGAGCCCAAGATCGTCGCGAGCTCGTGGCCGTCCCCGCTCAACGAAGTCTGCTCCGACGCGGTGGTTTCCTTCCTAACGAAGGGGGTACCGCTCCATCAGACGATCCACGCTTGCACGGACATTCGACGCTTCGTCACGATCCGCACCGTGAAGGGCGGCGCTGTCAAGAACGGAATGTATCTCGGCAAGGCGATCCGCTGGTACTACTCGACGGATGGCAGCGGCTCCATCAACTACAAACTGAACGGCAACAAGGTAGCGCGCACTGACGGCGCGAAGCCGCTCATGGAATTGCCCGACACCTTCCCCGAAGACGTCGATTACGAT